TTTTCTTTTCCCTCCGCGTTTCCCGGCCATTTCGGCCATTCTATGGTGTACGGAAATCCCGGCTGCTCCGGCACGTCCCGCAGCGCTTGTCGGTATGCGCTCCAGACTTCCTTATCTGTCGGTGCATCTTGCAATACGGCAAAATCGCATTTTGCGAGCAGTTCATTTCTTTTTTCTCTAATCTGCGTTGCAAGCGTCTTTTTTTCGTATTCCTTTGCAGCAGAAAGCCACGACGCCGTATCGTTTCGGATGCAGTCTTCGAGTTCCTCGCGGTAAGTCACAGGCATTGTGTACTCGTCCCATTGCCAGCCTTTTCTCCCTTCCTGCATCTCCATTTCGCGCACATTCTCAAAAAGCGCGACGCAACTTGTTTTTTCCGTACTTTTGCGGATTTCAAACGTCCCCACTGGTGCAGCATCTCCGGTTGTGAGCATTTTTCATTGCCTCCTTACAATGTGATATCGAGACGAACGGGTCAAACCGCGTTCGTCTAAAGTTGTAGCTGTCGCACTGCTTCAATGTCCCCCAGTACGACAGGAGCTGTGACGCCCGGTGTTGTGTGAGCTTTCGTCCGGCAGCGTACCGCGCGGCGCGTGATATGCGATACATGATGTGTTTTCCCATTATCACGTATCCTCTCCCAAATCGCATACCTAAAAATGGCGCGAGCCTTTCTTTTATTTTTCTTACTTTCCAGACGCCTTTAATGCGCAGCCCTATCGTTCTCAAGTAATTTTCAATCAGGTACAAGGCTCTTTCGAGAACACGCCTGTTCCCTCCTACGATAATTCCGTCATCTACATACCGCACATATCCGCATCCCGGCGCGAATTCCTGCGTAATCTTGTAATCCAAGCCCTGCAAATACAGAACCGCCAGATATTGTGATGAATAAAACCCAATTGCAAGGCCGCGCCCTTGTTTTCCGCTACTTTTGATAATCTCCCATAAAAGGCGAAGCGTCGGTTTGTCTTTCGTGATGCGGTTTCGTAGCATCCATATCAGCGGCTTGTGCGGGATGCTGTCGTAATATTTCGATACGTCGAACTGTGCATAATACTTGTTTTTCTTATCTGCGAAAAGGCGTTTCGTCCGTTTGATTGCGAGGCGGCAGCCTTTCCCGGACATATTCCCGCAATCGTAAAAATAGTTTCTTTTTTCAATCGTCTTCCCGATGACATTAAAAACCGCATGGTGTACAAACTGGCTGTGCAAGTCCGGTATCGTAATGTGCCGTACCTTTCTTTTCGCACCGTCGCGTACATAGAATTCGCGCATTTTGTGTGCCTTGTACGTGCCTGATTCAAGAACTGTTTTAAGCCGCCACGCGGTTCTCGGTATGGATGACCTTATTTCTTGGCCCTCCGGCTCTTCGTTTACCTTTCAGCGTATCGTGTATCGCAATCTTGCAATTTTCATACGTTGCGATCTGCTGCATGTGTCCACTTTTTACTCTTGGCATTCATCTGCACCTTTTCCGGCCGCCCGCTCTCGCTACTAGGCCGGTTCCTTTTCGGTTTCATTTTCGCAATGGAGGATATAGGCCGCTTTTTGAGGTTTTCAAGCAGATAAGGGAGCGCGACGCCCTGTTCCAGTTCGCGTTCGAGGGAGTGTTCCACCAATTCCCGTACCAAGCGCCAGCATTCGAGCCGTTGGCAAAGTTGCCACGAGACAGCAACGCCGCATATAGCCTATACCCCTTTTTTCGCATTTCAAGCCGTCTGCATCAGTCCGGCGTCACAGGGGTTGCGACCCCCGTACCCCCAAAGGGGTTTCTGATGAGGGAGCGCGACGCCCTGTACCAGTTCGCGCTCGAGGGAGTGTTCCCCCAATTCCCGTACCAAGCGCCAGCAACCGAGCCGTAGGCAAAGTGGCCACGAGACAGCAACGCCGTTACGCCAGCCCCAGCCCGTGGCCTATAAAAATAGTCGCCAACAGGTGCTGTGGTTGTTGCGCCATTTCCGACTGCGTCAGGCTGTATTACTAGTGGGCACTTCTTAGATACAGCAAGGTGTTTGACCGTGCCTTCTGCTGTCGGCAGTGTCAGCCCTGTGTTTATCCAATCTTCTCCGATTGCGCCCGTTTGTGTGGCGTCCGAAGGCGCAACCCATACAGTTTCGTCGCTCGCGCGCAAAATGTTCGCAATCCACATATACGCGCCCGTTTGCAGCGCCGCGCCGCGGTAATAACTGATCGCCTTGCCGTTTGCTCCAACGTACCCGCTTCCATGTCCAACCGGTGCGCCATCAAAAACCGCAGAAGTGCTATATACAATATCGCCCTGCGCCACATCCACTGGCGCTCCGTCAAATACCAGCCGCTTGAGCGTCGCGTCTCCTTCGTAGTCTGCAATCTCAATCAGTTTCCTGTGTTTCATTTTCTGGTTACCGCCGAGCGATGTGCCAAGGCCAATGGTCTGAGAGCCCGCTACAAAATTAGATGCGGCAGCAGCAAGCACCACCACGCTATTTGCGGCAGCTTCCGTTTTTTGTGCCACGTCATTCTCGTTATAACGTGCCTCCGTAAATCCGTTTCCGGTGACTTTCTGCGAGTTCATTTCCGCAAATTCAACAGTCAGCAGCAATTTCTCCGCCCCGTCTGCCCAGTAGTCTTCTGTCAGCATGCCCTGCGCCGCGTTCATCGTGTTGTAGTTGTTGAGTGAAACTGAATCGCATTGTATATCGCCAGATTTGCACTGTAATCCGCCGCTGCCGTCATTTGCGACAAAGCATGATGTCAGCATGTACGGCGGCGAATAGTGATAGCCCGGAAGTTTTCCGTCTGCAACGACAAACAGAATCCCGCCACCTGTCTGCGGTTCAATGCTGTACCAAAATTCAGGCCGGTACGCCCCAAGGTTCGCCGATGCATCATAACCCGGCTCCCCTTCAAATGCCGTGATCTTTGCTTTTTCCGTGGCCGTTCCCGGTATCCAGTTGCACAGCCGCATCTCAGACCACGGATAGATATTGTCAAAATCGTTCACGATGCCAGCATCGAATGTCCCCATGTGCGCAGCAGCGGTCTTTCCCTCGGCATTGTACAGACGCGTACATGCAGAGTTGATGCCGTCCCAAAGAGCGCCATACCGGTGCACACCAACACCAAAGCTCTGCGCCGCATCTTCTGCGCGTTTTGCGGCCGCCTCTGCTGTTGCGGCCTTCTTTGTGACCTCTTCGAGCTGTTTTTCGCCTTCTGCCGCGACCGCGTTTTTCTGTTCCGTCCCTTCCGTGGTGATTTTCGCAAGCGCAGTGTCTTTTGTGTCCGCAACTTTTTTTACCGCTGCGTCAGACGCCTGCGTACCAGCATTTTCTACTGCCTGCACTGCATCTGTTTCAGCCGTTTCAATGGCTGTGAGCGCCGCATTTGATGCATCTTCGGCAGATTTAGCGGACGCGGCCGCAGCCTGCGCCGATGCATCTGCGGCGTTCGCAGATTCTGCCGCTGCCACCCGGTCTCCTCTTGTTTCTGCAAGTATCTGGTCAATGATGGACGGCGTGGTGCCGCCCTCGCCATCTTCCGTCCCCGAATGATCTGCCACGCGATATGTCAAATCGTGGCTGATACGCCGCACGCCGCTGGATACGCCCGTAAATACAATATGACCCGAAACCGTATGCGTGGCCTTTGCCGTTGCCTCTGGCGGCACGTTGATGTAGCCATCTTTGCCAAGCAGCACACGAACGGGTTCTTCACCCGGCGGGCAAAATGTCGCCGTGATGTCAAGCCCGTCCCAGGCATCGCCCGCAGTGATGTGCAACTGCTCAATTCCATAGCTCCCGCGCGTGCCGAACATCAGATAGCGCTCGCCTACCAAGGCGGCTTCATATCCGTTCAGTTCTATTTCATGGAGCATGACAGCGCCCCCTTTACAGTCCCAGCGCGGCAAGCTGCTGCTCGATGTAGGTGCGCTGCTCCAGCTCGGCCACAAGGTGCATTTCTTCAACGACCTGCCCGGTGGCAATGTCTGTTTTGCTCACGCGCTTTTTGCCGATGCTCGCCACAAGGCAATAGTGCTGGTATAGCGTGTCATAAAGGACATCTCCCTTTTTGATTCCACGGCCCGGGTCATCTGCATCGGCAATTCCTTGCATTTTGATTTCGGCCGTTGCAGTCTCATCCATAAAAGCAGCTTCAAACTCCGCCGCTGTCATGGTATCCTCCGCCATGTGAATTTCCATGCGGCTGCGGACGTTCGGGCTACCGCTGGGATAGACTACCGTTTCATTTAGCGCATCATATTTTCTCCCGTTTTTCAGTGTGATTATTAGCATTGTATATGCCTCCTTGAAATATTCCCAGACGCATCAAGCCGGGATTTGAATGAGATTGTTCAGGTTGATGTTATTACAATATGCGTTGTACCCCCAAAGCAAAAATCCGATGTAGTAACTTCCAGTGACGCTAGAAAGGTATTCAATAGTAGTGTTGTTTACTGGCCAACTGTATGTCCAGTCATAATGCTGGTCTCCACTACGGAATACATCCTTACCTGGAGCGCTGATTAAGCCCGTATCTTCTAGATTGCTGAATGGAAGCGGATTGCTGGGGACACTTGACAACAAAACGAGTTTCAGGTTGATATTCCATAAAAATCCACTTGTATCCCTTGTGGTATTAGAACCAGTACCACTGAGATAAAATGAAAACCTGTCTCCGGCTTTTACGTTGATTTTGTTTCCTGTATGGCACAATGTACCAAAATATGTATTACTGTTGTAGCCATTACTGCTAATGGCCGTGCCAAGTGCCCACTGTCCGGACACGTTTGCCATGTAGTAATTAGCCCATCCTCCGCTCGAACCCGTTCCGCCATTTACCCACAAATCAGTTTGTCGTTTCCAAACCTCCACATTATTTGCTTTAAGGCTTGATAAAGAAACACCATTCTCTTTGACCGCTCCGCTTCCGGGTATTGAACTACCGTTAAAAATCAAAGGCATGTTTGCACCGCCTTTACGTATAAGTGATGGACAGCGTAGTGCCGGACAGGCTCATTGATATATTGCTGGCCCGCCGTGCATTGGAAAGCCTGTCGTCGTTGCCTTGGCACACGGTGCCCGCCGCTGTGCCGAAGTTCTTGTTGAAGGCAGTATTTTTTGTGAAGGCGGGTTCGGCTCCGAGGGCGGCCCGTGCTTCAGCAGCAGTTGCTTTTCCTGTGCCGCCGTGTTCGATTCCAATTACTGAACTACCGTCTGCGCCGATTGCATTCAGCAAAGCCAGCAGTGCAGAAAATGCGTCCGCGGGGCTGGGGTCTGTTACGTCAGGGCATAACACGGAGGCCAATGCGTCTGGAAGCACCGCGGCCTTGCTGTATGGTGTGCCCTCGGTTATCGGCGCATCGTTGCGTGTCAGAGTGATGTTGAAAGCTTCTCCGGCCTGTAGTTTTTGCAGGTCACTTGCGGTAATGGTTGCTGTGTACCGTCCCGGCGCGCCAGGTACTCGGTCCGTCATAATCCTGTCTCCTCTCCGGCGTATGCTGCGCCGCTGTATTGATAAGCGTTTTGAATACCGCAGATGCGGTCGTGCACTTGCAGGAGCGCTTTCTCTATGGCGTTCGCCCCACGGTAGGTCAAGAAGTTCATGTCCACCGGAAAATCCACCGGAGCGAGAATCCCCATAGTAGACAGTAAGGTCGTCACGTTCTCCAAATACACGGCCATATTTGCTGTGCGTATCCATTTGTCTGGGTCATATGCCTCTGGCGGCGCCCAGTCGGTTTTCGGCGCCACTGCTGTTTGTAGATCGAGCTGAGGTAGCAGTGCAGCCAGTTCTTCCACCGCCTGTCCTACCCGGTTGAGGTCCTCGGCTTGATATATCCCCTTAGAGTTGCCCAGCAGGACGTCTGTTTCCGTGCGGTCAATCACAAGATCTATCAAAATATTACCTCCTCGGCAGCAAACATCTGGCCAGCATACCCAACTGCGGTTTGTGCGGGCAGCTCCAGCCCTACCACGGTAATTGCGGCGGTCACTGCACTCCGAGTGATGTCCTGCTCCATCCGGGTGACGAACCCGTCAATGTTCCGGCCCCAGTTGCTGTAGCTGACCACTCGTTCGCCGGCCTGTTGCCCATTCACTACGATTTCTTCGGTCAGGGTTTGTCGTAGCAGATAGAATGCATACAGCCGCTCCAACGCCGCTGCGGCGTTCTCAACAGTCAGCAGCGTGGCCTGCTCCACCCGCACCACATTGCCGCGTTCTGCTGCGAGTGCCTGCGGATTTGCCTTGGCCAGCGTGCGCGTGGTGTGGATGTACTTCTTGCCGGTCAGGGTGACTTCGCCCTCGGCGGTGATCGTCACCCAGTTGGCGCCGCTATCCACCAATGTGCCTCCCGTGATAGCATAACCATAGTGTGGTGCGTCCCAAGTGTACATCACAGCCTCTCCGGATATCGGTTCTGAGCGCAGGAGTTCTTCTGTCTCGTCCCCGGCAGCGTAGCTGTGTGCGACCACCTCTACGCGAGCAACCCGGGAGGCGGTTTCAACCACGGCCCCGGGAAAGATCCGGGATGCCGGGATGGTGGATGCCACTCCGTCTGGTCGTGGTATGAACCGCACCGCGTATCCTCCCTGCGTAGTAACCATGGCGCCAATGGAAAGCGCCACTTGCTGGAGTGCTTCCCGGCGCGTGCAGATGGGCAGGTATCCGCTGATGGTGGCGGCGGTGAAATCCTCGGCCAGGCTGTATTCGATGGTTCCCAGGATGTCGGTTAACAAAGCTGCCACAGGGGCTTCCTCGTAGATGCCTCCGAAGAAGTCGTCGTCCAGCCGCCCGAGGATGGATTGAGTGGTGAAAGTGTAGAAGTGCGAGCCTTCCCGGGTCGAGGTGCGTATGTAGTGCGCGGCCCGCAGGCCGCCATCCACGTACAGCTCAATTGCCTGGTGTTCCTGCGGTGCGTAGTCTCGCCCGTGTCGGTCGTTGAACTCCAATGTGAACTCATCCACCGAAAGTTCAGTCATCCCCGGGTCGACCTCGGCCAGGTACTGTACTCGGGTGAGTTCAGTTTCGTCCAGTGTAATCAGTTGGCCAATACGTAACTGGGTGAGCTTGGCGAAGTGCCCGGGGTGGTTTGTCGCCAGCAGTTGAATGTTGATGCGGTCGAAGCTCTCTACCGTCTGTGTAAGTACCCACTGTGGGTCGTCAGGCTCTGCTGTCGTGTCAGCCAGCAACGTGGTGCCGCTATACCACCGCACCCGCAGTTTACTGCAATACTGCCCGGTGGACGGGCTGAACGTGAACGTCAGACCGGTTGCGGTGTACGGAGCGGTGAAGGTAATGTCTATCTCGGGGGGCGTCTCAAACATGCAATCATCGTCGCTCCGGTTGAGGCTCCAGCAGGCCGTGGGCTCCCCGTCGGTCACTGTCCGGCTGCCGTCCAATACCCATTCTCCCGGCTCCAGTGTAGCTACTGCTACATCATCCACTCCCGCCATCAGCCGAGAGCTACTGCAGAAGCCCTGTCCGCCGATCCAAGCGGCTGTGCCGGCGTCCTGTGCCCCTACAGGATAGTCGAGGTATTTCGCATACACACTCATTTGGGCCGCCTCCTCGGGCTCATGGCGACGAATGACAGCTGTATCTCGCCCCATTGCGTGTGGTCTGGGTCAAGCCTGATGAGAGCCTGCTCGCCGCTCGTAATATACATGCGTTGTGTGATGGTGCCCTGATTGTATGGGAATGTACACACATGAGATACGGTCGGCTCGCTCAAAATGTCCCACAGAGCGTCCAGATCCGCCGCCCCGACGCCGTTTGCCCGTGCACGGATGGTCATCTTGTAGTTGTAAAAAGTACCGATGACGTCCCGGAACATCTCACCGTCGGCGGTTCGTCCGGTTTTTTCGCTGTCCAGGATGGAAAATGAACGGCTGTGGCTGGTCACCAGCACGTTATACGCCTTGCCGTCAAGAAGAAAAGTAGGAGGTTGTGCAGCCATATCCTCACACTACCCCCTTTACAAGTCTCGTTCCTCTGCGGTGCTGCTCACGTTCAATGACCGGGTGCAGCACTCTTGCCAGCTGGGCAAGGTCTCCGGTGAATTTGATGGTGATATCTCCGCCGCCCTGCTGCGTCATCACTTCGGACAGTGCCTGCTTGATGGTCTCCAGCGGGGCTTCGATGTTGGTGCCGCTGCTCTGGTCGCCCAGAACGGCCATAAACTCACGATTCGGCGGAATGACCGCGCCCTGGGCAAGGTAGGGGATTTTTCCGATACTCGGGAAGTTAAAGCCTATCGTGTTCCCGGTAAACGGGTTTGTGAACGATATGCCGTTGACCTTCTCAATGACCCAGTTGATGGAGTCGATCAGACCATTCAGGATTCCTATAATTGCATTAATGGGTGCGAGTGCGATGGCCTTTAGAGCACCAAAGATACCGGCAAAGATTTCTTTGACTCCTTTCCATGCGCGTTCCCAGTCTCCCGTAAACACGCCGCGGATAAAGTCGATGATGCCATCGAATATCAGTTTGATGCTGTTCCAAATGTTTTTTACGTTCGCAAAAAACGCGTTCAGCAGATTGCCCAGGATGCCAAAGCTTTGGCTCCAGTCAGTCACGAAGATATTTTGCAGAAATGCATCGATCTCCTGCAGTTTCGCCTGTATCTGGTCACCCCATTTGGCGATAACGGCAATGAAGAGGATGACGAGCCCAAGCAGGATTGTCGGCCACAAACCAATAGCCGCAACGATGGTAGAGAGCAGCGTGCCTATGCCGGAGACGACATGGGGCAATATGCTTGTGAAAAGAGTGCTGATGCAGGAGCCAAGCCCAGACAGCAGCATGGGCAGAAGTTGGGCGCCGAACATACGGAGCAGCTGTAGGCTGGAAAAAATCACCAACCCCATCAGTAGTGATGGCAGCAGCGGCTCAATGAGGCCGCCGAGGGAACGCAGAAGGCCAGCCCAATCAATGGTCTCGAGCATATCCAATATCCCTTCTCCGATTTTTCCCCAATCCACACTTTGAATAGCCTCTGCAAGAGCATCGATAAAGCCGATCGCAAAACTGCTTATCTGTGCGCCCAACATTGCCCAATCGAGGTTCGCGAGAAAAGTGCCGAGTGTACGTATCGCAATCGTGAATTTTGATGCGAAGAGTGCGCCAAGCTGTGCGCCGTCCACCTGGTTCAGAAGGCCGTTGACAAAGCCGGCCAGCTTGGCCCCGAGCCCATTCCAATCGAATGTGGTGAGAAAGCTGAATGCAAACGATATCCCGTTCTGCAGCATCCCGCCCAGTTTCTGCCCCCAGCCATAGGCGTCCCAGCCGGCAATAATACTGTTGAGCTTGTCCGCAAGCATTGTACCGGCTCCGGCCCAATCGCCGCCCTTGATGGCATCCGTCAGGCTGTCGAGGAACGGATTGCTTGCCTCGTAAGCAAGGCTTGGCGGTGATGCGCTGCCACCACCAGAACCGGAACTGGTATCCAACGTGTTGATAGTGTCGAAACCGGCCAGCGCTTTTTTTGCGGCATTTGTACCGGCGGCCACTCCGCCCATGGCCTTCGCAGTGGATTTCAGGCTTGCAATGCTTTTCCCGCTGAAAAATGCGAATAGCCTGCCGATGTACGACAGCGCGATTGCTGCGGCATTTGCAATAGCGGTCAGGGCTGGAGTGAGCGCTGAGACGAGCGGCGCAGCAGCATTCAGGGCGGCTCCCTTGAGGTTGGAAAGGGCAGATGTAAATGCGCCGGATTTCGTGAGCGCATTGTTCATTCCGGTCACGAAGCCGCGCAGTGCTTTGGAGATCCCATTAAATATCAATGCACCGAGCGCAATTTCACGCAGCCGGCTGCCGAAATGTCCCACTGCCTTTCCACCCAGCTTGGTTCGTGCTGTAAGGCGTTTGAAACCGTCGGAAAGTCGGCTGACAGCGCGGTGTGCCTTGCCCGCAAAGGAAGAAATACCCTGCACAAAGCTCGACATGGCGCTTGCAGCTCTCGCCTTTATTTGCTGCGCGCCCATTGCGGCATTGATTCCGTCCAACCGTTCGCGCAAAACCTGTTGCGCTGCGGCCATATGCTGCGTGCTCTGTGCATGCGCGTCTACTGCGGCCTTTGCCGCGCTTACCGCCGCCTCCTGTTTCGAAAGCGTTGCAGCGAGCGCTTCTGACTGCTTTACCGCCTCCGGGTTGTTGAGCATTGCGTTGTTTGTTGCCATGTTTGAGAGCGTCGAGGGCTTAAAGTTCTGAAACCCTGGTGTGGCTTTGATTTTGGCAAGTTCTGTCTGTTTTGCGGTTTCCAGCTTTGTGTTGACTCTATCAAGCTCCGCAGCGGTATCCGCAGCAGCCTTTTGGGCTTGGCGGAGATTGTCCGCCAGTTTTGTATCGCTTTTTGCAGCCGCCAGTTTTTGGTCGAGCTTAGCTATTTCCGCGGCGGTGCTTTTTGCGTCTTTTTGCAATACAGCAAGGTCTTTCAACGCCTGATCTTTGCGTATTTTGGTGTCTATTACGATTCTTCCGTCCGCCATGCTCACACCCCCAATCGTTCAAAAAATGCCTGCTCCTCCGAGGTCAGCGTTGGTGCAATGCTTATCAGGTCCGGGTTGTCCCGGACAAATTCCTGCTCGTACTTTTCCAGCTTTTGGCCCTTTATCCGTTTGCTTCGTATGCCCACAACGGTAGCAAAAAGCCCCCGCCCGATGCTGCTGTATGCTCCGATAAACTCCCACCAGTGCAGGTAATCGCACCGGCGGCAGGAATATCCGAGCACCGCATCGATGGCGGGGGCGATCAATCCCGCGTCCTTTGTCCAGTCGACAAGCTTTGGCTTGGGCGGCTGGTTTTCAGGCGTGGGTTCACCCAGATTGATAAATTCCATTGCTGCTTTGAACGCTCCATCCCAATCCTGTATATCCTTCCACTCGGGATAGAGTATACGCACGCATGCGGCAGCCCTTTCGGGCATTGTCAGATCCAGGTCATCCAATGCAGCCAGTGCATCCAACACGGCGCGAAAATCCGAGCGGATGGGCGTTTCTTTTCCGTCAACAGTCGCGGTCGTGGGCAGGCTCCACGCGCTCACCGCTGTTCGGGCGCAAGGCCGATGGCCTTACCCTCGTATTTTCCGGTATGCGCTTTAATGCGGGCTTCGCTGTTGGCCTGTGCAGTTTTCTGTGCCTCCAGAATAATAGGTTCAACAGCCTGCAGAACGTGGTCGAGTACCATGCTGCCGTCCTCGCAGATCGCAAGGCTGCTGACCTGCTGGAAGAACACTTCCGAAACTGGCGTGCCGAAAGCATGGTCGATTTGCGCTTTCACCTCGCGGTCAAGCATGGCCAGACCGTCCGCCGTGTCGTATTCTCCTTCTGGAGTGCTTGCCAATTCGCGCACGCGCTTCTCGGCGTCCTTCCACCGGGGCAGCAGCCCCGGGTCGGAAGGGTTAAAATGGATTGTGCCGAGGGTATTCCCGTCGGTGTCGCAAACTTCAAAACTCTTGAGCCCAAGGTCAATTTTAAGCATTGCCATTACGCATCCCTCCTGTTATGCTGCGGTGGTCGGCGTGAAAGTAGGAACGCCGTTTGCGACAGTAGCTGTGCCGAGGACTTTTTCATTGCTGAGATACACGTTCATCGGCATGCCGACATAGGTGCTTCCGCCAAGGCTCTGCGGTACGATCGTGCAGTTGGTGTGCTTTTCAGCGGTGAATGCGGATGCAGTGCCGAGAAAGCAGTGCACATGAAGAATGGTGAACTGGCCCAGCTCTGCAATGGCGTTGCGGCGCTCGATGTCGAGAAGCTTTGCGCTCAGTTTCTGCCCACCGCGGATGGTACAGGGGTCAAGGTCGAGCTCAGGCTTTGCGGGGCTTACCTCCGTGTCGGTAATGCCGAGAATGTCGGTCGTCTGGTTCGTGTCGTGATTGAATGCTACGCTTGCATCCTCTACGCCGCGGCCAAGAAGCTCCCACTCTTCGGTTTCACCGGTCCCCATATTTACAAAAATCATTTCGAGCTTACGGTCGGCCTTAAGGCCGTTCGCAAGATTGATAGCAGCTGCGGTATCCGCCATGGTTATGCCTCCTCTAAAATCAGTTGAATTTGTAATTGATATTCTGCGGTGTTTGCGCCGGCAGTAACGATAACACCAGCGTTTGATGTGCTGACGCGCTCGACATGGTATCCATCGATGCCTGTTGGGTATCGGCGTGTCCGGTTTTGTGCGCGGATCCATCTGGAAAGTCCTGAAAAGAGCTCCGCAGAAGCGATATTGGTCCCCATGTGAGCTCCGAACGGCAGACGGGCCAGAAACACCATGTTATACGTGGCGATATCGTACCCGCACACATCTTCCTTATGAGTTTCACTCGCCAGCGTGAGCGTGTACTCTACCGCCCGGTCGCCAAGATAATTGACGTTGAATCGGTCATTTTTGTCTATCAGTGGGCATTCACGCAGCCATGTGCGTGCAGCCGTCAGTGCGTCACCCATTACCGCCACCTCCTACGATAGCCTGAACTCCGCTGACGATATCCTCCTTATGCTCTGTCATGGCCCGTTCGAACCAGTAAGCGCCGCGTTCGGGCGCTTCATTGAAGTTATACTGAGGGTTATAGTACATCCGTCTGGCGTATGGCGTGTCGTACACTATGGTTCCCTGCCCGATAACGGACGCCGCCAGCGCGCTGTCTTTCAGCATGCCGGTCTCAAACGGTACCTTTGGGTCACAGTATCGGATGACTTCACTGTCCACGAACGTTTGAGCCGGGCCTCCAAGGGCGAGCCCGTGGCGCTCAAGAATGAGGCTGGCGCTGTCAAATTCCAGGCTTGCGTCAAATTCTATAGGCATCAGCTCGCCTCCACATACCAGTGTGGAGATGGACGGCCGCGGTTGTCATGCCAGTCGAGCACCGTGGCTGTGATATCTCCGCAGGTGATCTTGTCGCCGGTAGCGATCTCCAGAGGGGAGCCGGAAACAGCTTCCTCCGGGATGCGGCATTGATACACGCGCACAGGATGCAGACCGGTTGCACCGGCAGACGCTTTGTTCTTTCCGTACCAACTGCACCCTCTCAGCGTGCGCGTGATTTCGACATCGGTATCTGTATCGCTGTCGTAGCCGAAATGGGTTATAGTTACGGTTTTATCGGCGCCAAGCATCAGCAACACCCCCGGTACAGCAGCCCGTAAGGGTCTGTGCCAAGAGAATCGGACAGGATATCATACAGCGCACCGGCAGCGGCGCGTCCGGCGGCGCCAACGGCGGCATAGCTTTCGCTGTATCCGTCATTGCTCGCCGCGGTAAGGAGCCCGCCGGCGCTGCGTGAGCGCGCATTGCTTTGCTGCAGCATCGCATCAGCCATCTGGGCGCAGGCGTCGGCCAGCTCCGTTTCAAGATCGGCGGCGTGGCCCTCGGCACGGCCGAGGGTCAGCTCGTCGATTTTTCGGGATGCACGCGGCCCCCACAAGCCATACTGCTCTGCGCTCATAGTACCACCCATGGCCGAGTAAGTGTCATAATCACAGTACAGCATAGACGTCTCCTTACGCGTGTTTCTTGATCTGAAGGACTTTCTTTTTGGTGACGGCGTGGGCGTAGATTTTGCGGCCCTGTACGGCAGATGCCCCGATATACTTGCCGGAGCCGGACAGATCCTGCAGGTGAACGTTGACGCCCCACTCGTTTACGCGGGTACACCAATCAGGATGCCCGGCAATGAAATCCGTGGTTTCAGAAAGGGTGGTGTCCTCGAAGACATTGAAGCCTGCAATGCGCCCCTGCGCACCCGTCTGGACTACCGCGTCGCCCAGCTGAGTAGCCCTGACAAACTCGGGACTTTTCAGAATCAACGCATAGGTCTCGGGAGACACAAGCAGCCAGCGGCGGTTGTCATTGGGAATATGTGCCTTGCTCATGGCAGTGCGCACATCCACGATTGTGCCATAGATGGTTTCGGGGGAAAGGGCAGAGGTGTCACCGAATGTGGTTGCCTGAGCCTCCAGCACGGTCGTGGCATCCTTTTCGATTTGCAGCGCCATGCTGTATGCCGCAGAATCGAGCCGGTCAGCAACCAGGTTATCGGGGACGGCTGCAGCGTCAAAACCGTCAATGATCTCATTCACGGCCTTGTCCTTGTCAACGGTGACATCAATGTACGAGGTATCGCCATGGGTAGCGCCGGCGCCGTCGGTTTTGCTGTAATCCGCCACGGCTACTTCGGTGTCCCGAACAGGGACCTTTACCTTGCCAGCCTTGGGATTGCCTTCGTAACGGTTATTGAAAATTACACCGTCCTTTTTCACCAGCGTCGCGCGCAGCTTCGCGTCCACCAGTTTAGAATAACGGTCCTGAAGTTCGTGTGCCATTGTTCAAATCTCCTTTTACAGTTTGAGGTCAGGATTGAGAGCGGCGAAGGCCGCAGTTACGCCGTCAGACGGTTCGGCACTGCCGCCTTGTCCGTGTTCCGCACCGGTATCGACGTGTACGCCGGTGCCGTCCTGACCGGGGTTCGTATCCGTGGCGTCAAACAGCCACGGGTCGGATTTTTTCAGAGCTTCCAGCTGGTCGTCAAAGCCCAGCAGCTTGTCGCCGTCCAGCTTTACAGCGTCCAGGTCAAGCAAAGCGCGTGCGGCCTTGCCGTTTTTCGCCTTGCTGTTGGCGAGCGCGATGTCGATGGCGCTGGCCTTGCGCACGGCCGCGATATCGGTGTCGTATTTGGTCTGCAGCGTGCTCAGCTGATTTTTAAGGCCCTCTACATCCTGGCCGTCAAATTTCTTTGCGGCCTCCTGCAACCCCTTGATCGTGTCATTCGCGGTCTTCAGCTCATCGTTTTTGCTGTTGAAATCAGCACGGGCCACAAACCCCTTGCCGATCTCGGCGCTGATCTGCTTGTCGATGTCCTCGGTGTAGTGGTCGCCGAGGATGGTTTTCAACCACTCCAGCATAAAAACTCCTTTCAACCCGCCATCCTTTTTTATCCGGCCAGTCCCGGTATGTGCGGGGCGCGTATTGTATCCCCGGCGCAAGGGGTAGTATGGAGCCCTCTCCGGCCTCGTGCAGCTGGTTAGGGCATAACAAAAGGCCCGTCGCCGAGGCGTGGGCCTTGTGCTATTGAATTTGGGCATGAAAAAACCACCGCCCATGAGTGGAGTGGTGGTTTCGTCTTATAATTCAAAAGCGGTTATTTCTTCAGCCGCTCGATGTTGGCTTTCACGGATTTGTAGTTAATTTCGCCGGGCGCGATCAGCTCAAAATTCGGACATTCGTGGTATTCCTCAAATCGGATACCCTCCGGGATTTTTTGGGGGTATTTTTTGCAGGAATGCTTGCCCCGGTGCCACAGCTTACAGCCATTGCACATAGGTACGGAAGCAATTCCCCAGCAATCCTGGCTCATCATGGAGGGGCTGAATTTCTCTTCGTTGCTCACGGCTTTATCACCTCAGCTTTAATATATACCTTATCACCGGACGTGTCAACGGAAAGGAGTCTGTACTTCAGTCCGCGCGCGAACAGGACCTCATCCTGCAGCTTGTACTGCGGGTGAGCAAGGTCTCGTATGTACAAAGCACCCTGATACCCAGCGGGCACATGCAACTCAATCACTGTGTCGCGGCCCGGTAGTCCAAGTTGCCGGAAGCTGGTCGAAGTAAATATGCGATTGGGTATTGTCTGCCCAATGAAATTTCCAATCGTATTTTTATCAGGCTGCGCTCCATTGTCAAATTCCAAAAAGCTCAGCGAAGTCTCGCGGTACAGCGTGATGCTGTTCGGAATAGTACCTTTAGCCAGAGCACTGTCCAGAATGGAGATTTTTTCCTGTGTTGCGGCGTTGATTCGCCCGTGGCGGATCGCGCTGTTAATTGCCGTTGCGTCAAACCCCGTGTACTGCGTAAGCTGCGCCCGCTCCGCCTCGGTAAGAGCGGGAAGCTGCGTTCGCATCGCATCTTTTGCCTGCAGGGCGGATGCACCCATTCCCAGTTTTCTGGCCGCCCATGAAGCGTTGCTCGCCTGGCTCCGTCCAAACCCGCTCACGCTTTCCCGCGCGCTGTCTGCACGGCCGCCTGTGGCCTGCACAAAGGCTTTCAGCTTCTGGCGGGCGTGCTTCAGCTGCACAGCGGCCTGCGTAGCGTCTACGCCTGCCGCACTTTCAGCCAGGTATTTTCTCTTGGCTGCCCGCACCCGGCGCTCAAGCGCCCGTTGTTGCTGGTTGATCTCGTACCGGGTGTACATTTTGCCGTTGTACCCGATATTCCGTGCATTCAATTCAGCCAGACGCTCCGGCGTATAATTGGGCACTGAAATGCCCGGCCAGAATGGGTGGAAGTTGTGCCTGCAGTTCCAGCCGCACAACCCTTCGCCCGTGCCGTAGCCGGTGGCGTCTTCAAAGCTCTCGTAGCGTTCCCCGTTGTATTCAACAGTGCTGCCGCGATGATATACTTTGCCTTGCCACCAGGCGTGGTCACGAGGGCCGTGGCTGCCATCACTGCGCGCGCCGCTGTGTGCGCTCACTTCCACAAATCCGCAGCCCATTTCGTCAGCCCGGGCTATTTGCAGCTTGCATGCTGTCTGGTTTACACCCGTAAGCACTGCCCGCCGCACAGCCACCTCCAGTGTGTCCCTGTGGCCTGTCGGGTACGTGATATATTTCATATCCTGCGACAGTCCATCCACAGCACGTTTTATGGCTGTCTTGTAATCAAATGCCCCGGAAGACACCTGCAGCCATGCGCGGTCGAGTGCATTTTCAAACTGTCGTGTGACCGTATTCGCTGTCGTGCGGGTAAAGTTTTGCCACGTTCCCCGCGTCTGCCGATATCCGGCGTTCAGCAAGTTGAGCAGTGCGGATGAGGTGTTTACGTTGGGTGGGTCAAGCCCCATGGCCTGGTAAAGTGCATCGTCGCTGGCCAGCGTCCGTGTTCCGGCCTCCTGCAGCAGGCGTCGGATTTCCGTATCGCTTTTGCCGCTGTATTTTGCCAGCAAGCGGACAATATCAGTGCGCAGCGCCCGGGTTTGCTCCAGTCTCCACAGCTGCCAGGCGGCTGTTTCCGTTACAGTATCCATCTTTCCAATGCGTCTGGCTATATCGCGCAGAATGTCGTCTTCCACGCGCTGCCACAAGGATACCAGGGTATCCGGTAACGTGTCCAGATATTCCGGTGTGAGCATCAGCCGTCACCGCCAAAGCCCAGCGTTTCGCCGCCGTCGGTTTCGTTTGCCGCCTCCTGCACGGCCCGTTTGGCGTCGTCCTCACTCATCCCGCGCCACTCCATGTTGTATCGGTATTTAGGGATAAAACCGTCCATGGCATCATCCTTATCGCGTTGACGCCGCGTCTCCGCATCGGAGATATAGCTGTCGTCAAAATTGATGGTGATAGCCGTATCAGGGTCGATATCGGCGCCAACAAGGTTTTTGCCCACCCACAGGATAGAGTGCAGGATTTGCAGCAACGCCGCTTCAATCTTGATTTGATGGCGGTTGGCATGCTGTACCATGTCCTGCCGGTCTCCGGTGTACTGTGTTGCAGTGGCGATATTTCCGGCATTGAATTGATAGTGGTGTGTTCCGAGGCCAACCTTGAAACTGAAATAGTCCAGGGCGTCCTGCACGGCCTGGCTATTCGCTTCGATACGGAGGTCCGGGTTGTATTCGTGCCAATCTGGTGCCGCGTCAGGGTCAAAGCCTCCGGGAGATACAAAAAGCTGTTGGCGAATGTCATCGGGTGCAAAGCGGTGTTCCTTGCCTTCCGCGTCAATGACCGTTTTGAACATATCTTTGTTGTAGAAGACTTTTTTTCCGCCGAGATAGAGATCCCGGCAGTAATTGTCAAAAGCCAGATCGCAATGTTTGGATTGATCCAGCGCCTCGGAGAATACGCTCATGCCAAGCCCGGACCCACCGGGCAGGTTTTTAACGATATTGGGAGAGAAAACCGAAAACCATGGAACGCTGCTTCCTGTAGTAAAGCTTTTCAGCACGCCGGCGGGGAGAGGGGCGGGCTTGTAATCGGCGTTTTCCGTATCCTCGTTCTCGCTGGTAAAATATTCGTTGGTGATTTGATACTGCTGTCGTCCGTCCCGTAAGACAAGCCGGTGAGTTTGCAAGTAAATGCAGCTCTTGCCGCCCACAGTGACCTCAGATGCAAAGGCGACATCCACAATACGTCCATGCCGGATCGTGATTGGGAGGATGCATTCAGCCGGGTCATAGTCCAGGCAGATTTTGGCGTCAGGTGAAAGTACAGCCATACCGTCCTTGACGACAAGGTTTTCAAGGCTCAGCACAAAGGCACCGGTGCCGGAGCGAAATGCCAGTTCCACGAGTGTGTTGGCGTTGGACCAGAACTCAATGCTTTTCAGGATACCTCCGGTCTGCTGCGCGTCAACACCCAGAAGCCAGGATGCGGTATTTTTGTCCGTGACGGTCACGGTGGTTTTATCGTTGAGCAGCAGAGCGGCCCAATCTTCGCAAGCTCGCTTAGGCATTCCAAGGCGGTACATAGTCCGCGCATGGTGTGTTCCGTCAAGCCCGCATTCGTTGATGCGGTGAAAGCTCGGGTGATATCCGGCCCACCATTGACGCCATTCGTCGATGTAGGAATAATACTGGCTCTGGATACCCCATTTTTTGGTTTTGTTCAGATATTTGATGAATTGCGTAATGTTCATGTTTCCGTCCCCAAATAGCGTTTATAGTCGCGTTCGATGGTGTATTCAAAGCCGTCCAATGTGTCCACGTCTGTGGAGCCGTCATCAAGACGCTCATCCTTGCCCGGATGTTTCCCGCTCCATAGGGCCGTGGAAAGCGCATCACGGACGCTGCCGGCCTCCGGCATATACCAAAAACGGCCGCCGCCCATAAGGGCTGCAGTCGTTCGTATTCGGTCGTTGATCTCGATTTTTTTTGCATTATATACACGCTCGGCCAGCCAGCGGAAACGGGTCGGCAGCAAAGCGGCGCGCAAGCTGTTTTTCAGAACTTGTTCCGCACTGTCGCAGAAAACGGCGTGTATTTCCCCCCAGCGTATGAAAACAGCCTCGACGAACTGTACAAAGCGTTTTTGCAGAAATACGACGTCTGTACCCTTTGCGGCAATGCGTTCGCTGCAGAGCGCCACAACACCGCGGTATCCCGGCAGAACGCCCGTCGCCACAAAGGCATGTTGTGAACCGTTGCCTCCGAAGTCCACGCCGATGTAGACGCGGAAAGGCCGCAGCTCGTGCTCAGCAGGCCACAGAAAGCGATTATCGTTGGATGCAATACTGTCGGCAAATGGGCGGTAAATGATGCCTTCTGCAGCCGCCCATTGGCCTAGGATGAACCGTGTATAGTATACGGTCCCTGCGTATTCCGTTTTGAGGTTCGCCACAAATTCGGACGGCAAAAATGGGTTATCGTCGATGGTGGATGTTTGGCAGTAAACATCGGCGTCACTGTCAATGAACTGCTTGACAAAATGGTGAGGGTCTGCGGGGTTGGCCGTACCGTCAAAGTAGCTGTGCCCACAGCGCAGTCGACTTTTGAGCATCTGGAATACTTCTTCATTCCAGGTAGTCATTTCGTCGCCATAGGCGTATTCGATGGTCATGCCCTGGATTCGAGCGACGTGTTTTTTATTATCCGCACCAAGGATATGGACCCGCCGCCCGAACAGGAGCGCCGTATTATCGCTGCTGATGGTACCAACAAGGCACTCGCCCCATATCTCACGCATTGGGTCAAGGATATTGCGGGAAAGTGTGCCCTGGGTGTTCCCGAGCATCACCGCAGCTCCTTGCCCACGAAGTGCCAGCAGACGTTTGGGAACAACGACGGCGTAATCCAGCCAGCTTTTGCCGCTGCCCGTCGCGCCGACTTTGATGTTCCAGCGGTGGCTGCAGCTTTGGAGGTACTCAATTTGCTTACTCGATAACGCCATCGATGCCCTCCAGAAGTTCCGCGGCGCGGGTGAGCTGATCGGCGCCGGTATCCTCGCGGGGTGTTTCCTCGCCCAACAGTTTGACGATTACCGTTGCCGCTCGCGCATCGCCTGCGGTTGCGGCCTCAGTCAGCCCTACGATCATTGCCATTTGATTGTCGATATCCTCCGGGTCGATACAGCGGCGCGCCAGTTTATTCCAGCGGCGGCGGTCTGCGACGGGCAGGGAAAGGTATACGTCCGCTGCCTCTTTCAGGCTCCGTTTGCGGCGGCGCGCTGCCCCGGAGGCAATGCCGCCTTTCTGTTGGATCGCTCTCTGTTCGCTCTCTGTTCGTTCAGTGAATGGAACAAGATTTTTTTCATTCGACACGTCACCACCTCTCTCGGAATATATGATTAAGGCCCGCACGTTGCCATGCGGGCCTTGGAACTTCTGCCGGGCCTGTTCCCCGGCCGTCAACCGAATCCCTTTTTACGATACTCGTATCGGTGTCCTTTCTCAATCTGCAAAGCAGAAATACAAATATGGGTTTGGTGGATGCCGCACCCTCATGCAGGCAGAACACCCATGGGAGGCTCCGGCCTGGTGGAAAACAAGCCGGAGCTTTGAAAGGGCAGCAGACTACTGGTGCCGCCGTCTGCCGGGGCGGCGAGAGAATAAGGAGGGCGGCTGCCACGCCGCATCGAATCGCTCGGCTTTTGTCTCGCTTTTCGACATTTTCATCATACACCAGCAAGCTTGCAATGTGAATAATGCAAAATAGGGCGTTATAGGGCAATATGAGAAATCGCTCTATCGTGTATTCTTTTCGCTCGATAAACTGCCGCGTCATCCGCTTCTTGGTACATCCCCCATGCAACCTCTCGCCATGGAGTGGGCCTGCAATGATCTCCGTCCATGTACCGCAATCGTACAACCTCACGTTCCAGAGGATCTTTCAAAGCATGCACAGCGTTCTTGAGTATAAAGATTTCCTTCTCATTTTCGGCAATAATCGGGCGAATTTCTTTCTCGTACTCTATGTATCGTTCTACCGCCACAGCTATATGGCTACCGCCGCCCCCTGTATGCTGACTTCCATCGTATTCTCGCGCTGATGGAATCTCAGCTCCGGCTTTCATCCGTGCCAGGCGTTCACGGCGGTTTTCGTTTTCTTTTTTCAGCGACAGATATTTCATCAGCCGCTCTTTTTTCTCCTCAGCCTCCGTGATTTTCGCCTCCTCGTGCTATCTTTTCAGTATCCAGAATGATTCCCGGTATAGCGGCCGAGTATCCGCATTTGAGAGCAGCATTAGAGTGGCCCACCCACGTGGCGATATATACTCCACACGGCCCTGACGTGGTAAATTATCGGCCTTGAACTCTGTGTACCCTTTGCGATATGTCATCGCTGGATAAATTACATCTACAACAGCATCTGCAGTTGCATTTTCTATATACGCAACCGGTGGAACCGCCAGCGGGCGAACGGATTTCATCGCCCATCCCTCCCCGCGGCAATGCAGGCCAGCGTGGCCACAACCGCCAGTGCGACGGCCAAGACCGCCAGATTTATCAAGATTTGCATGGGTCATCCTTCTTTCGCATCGTTTTGTATACCATAGCAATTCCATCAATATCTTCATCCGTTAAGATGCATGAAAATTCTGCAAGCTCCATGCACTTAGCCACCCAGAGCGAGACACGGTCTGTGGATTTCAGGTCTGCATAAATCTGCCGTTCAAATTCACTCATGCTGTACGCCCTCCTTCTGCATTTTCGCGCAACCGCTCCACAAGCTCTTTATCTGTCATGCTCTGCCTCCATTTCCTTCCACCGCAATAAAAAAAGTGTTCTGTAGGTTCCCATTCGTCAATGAGTGGTTGCACGATAGCGCCTGCTGAAGTCTCAAGATCACAAACATGGTCTCCCTCGCCACAGTACAAGAAGTGTTCGCAATTGAAGCAGCTTTTTGCTACATCCTGCCTTCTCCCAAGTCGCGTGCTTTCTGAGTGGCAATGTTTTTTCTTACTCATGGTCAGGATGCTCCTTCCGCACGACTTCGACGATATAATCGCCCGAAGTATTCCCGGGCTCACATTGGATAATCGTTGCGCAAATGTCCTCCTGAAGACGATTTACATCGCGGTTTATATACTTCGTACCCCAAATTTCGATTACGCTATCTTCTCTGGATTTAACCATGATGTAATCCCTCCACTACTTCCTCCTCCGGTTCGAGATCACCTGATACATGCACCACCAGACGCTCCAGGTTTCCGTACCACTTGGCCACGCGCAGCTCTACGATAGCACTGTCGTCGCGGTAGGCTACACCGTTCAATGCGTCGGCCACAGTTTTCGCGATATTGTCCATGTCCGGTTTACATGTGGGACGGAGGATATTTTGGTTGCACAGTGCAGCCTTTTTCTTCGGATAGGATTTGGGGATTGCAAAATATGCATCTACCTCCAAGACAATCGGCGGTGCGAATCGAACACCGGCATGTCTCTGCTGGTAACAGAGCATGATTTTGTTTTCATACGAAGCCGTGCCGGCGGGGGTGTACATGCGGGCATGTCCGCCCACAACACTGGCCCGGGGGCGCCCTTTGCCCTGTGGTTTTCCCGGGACCTCAAAAATCACTCTTTCCATACTGTCCTCCTTGACGATACCCGCCCGGTGGTTGGCCGGGCGGGCGCTGTATTATATCTTTCCGGGGCGGCGATCAGGCTGGTGACGCTGCGACTCAATGCTGCTCACGATGTAATCGGGAGAACTGCATCCTTTTTCGTAGGCGATGGATATAGCGTCCAGGACCATTCCCAGCTCCATACCATCGGCGGCAGCAAGGACCTTTCGTTCCTGCTCGGGCTTTATGTCCTTCACCACCTCGCGGCAAAAGGCGACGATCTCCTGTTCTCTCTCTGACCAACCATCGTCGAACCCGTCGTCGTTCGCGTATGCGTGCGCGCGTATACGACGATTGTTATTGTTATTGTCTTTGTTATTGTATTTGTATTTGTATAGCTGGACTTGCTGGTCGGTGCTGGATTTGCTGGAAAGTGCTGGTTTTTTGCTGGCTTTTTGCTGGACAAAGCGTCCGTTTTCGTCTTTTTCTGCGGATGCAGCCCTGATGCGTCCGGCCTCCCGGCGCTTTTCAACAATTTCCTGCCGGCGGATTTCAGCGCGCATCGAATTGTCTGCGATAAAAGAGAATGCCATATATACGTTCCCATCCTTTGGGAAATCGGGCTGAGTACCATCGCGGCCATACACCAACAGCGCCATAACCAGAGCGCCGACCTGTTCCAGAGACAACAGCCCAAGCTGTTCAATATACGAATAAAACATCGGGATGTATTTTGATTTTTCGGCGTCGTCCGGCATTGTTCGTCCTCGCTTTACTCGTTATCGTTGCCGCTGGCGGAATCGTCCGCTGCATCCGCCTGTGCGGCCGTAGGAGCGCTGTTTCCATCGGCTTCGACATTCTCATCGGCAAGAATTTCCCCGTCTCCTATGACCTCAAATTCGGGGTCCTGCGCGATGCTGTCATTCGTGCCGCCGCCTTGCATTTTATTCGCTAACTTTTTTGTTTCCGACAAATTGATAAACACTACCTTCATCCAGAGTGCGCTTATTTTTTTGCAAATCCTCCGAAAACTCATAAGGAGACTGTCTTTTATAACAAGACCGCCGCCTTTCCCGAAATCCTCTGTAAGGTCGCCATCGTTAAAAACAAACGAAATCGAGCAATCGCGTGAATTGTATCCCACGGGATTATCCAGCATGCTGATTTGCCCATCCATGCTGGTATCTGGGCTAATGATGATTCTTACCGGATACTTGTCCCGAAGAAATTTATACGTAAACCCATTTTCGGCGCAGACATTCTCTAATTTTTTCAGTTGGGCGTCCAACTGATCGTGCTCAATGTATGCCATATTATATTTCCTCCTCTGCAATGATGATTCTTTTTCCGGTGGCCGCGGCGACGGCCCGGCGCATAGCGTCGGGGTCGCCGTGCCTGCGGCTTATATGGAGCAATCGGATGTCCTGCACGCGGCTCAAGTCCTGGTGTGTTAGAAAAGCGATACACTCCTGTAAACTCAGGTGGTTGTCGATTATACGCTGTGCCTGATATGCGTTGGTATCCGCCATGCTTTCGGTTCCCATGTGGTTGCATTCAATCAGAATGTGGTCAAGCGGCGGAAAAGTATCTTCGGCGCGGCTCGTATCTGTCAAAAATACTAGGCGCTCACCGGTGCGAATGGATTCCAATAACCACCCCAACGGCTCTGCGACATCGTGGTATGTCGACATTGGGAGCACGGCAAATGTCCCAATGTCAACCCGCTGTCCGTGCTGTACCCGATGATACCCAGCGCTTTCATGTATTCCTAAGAATCCGGCCGTCCCCTCGCTGCAGTAAACCGGGATGCCGCGTGCCATCACGTCGTGAACCGCCCGTGCATGGTCGCCATGCTCGTGTGTGATGAGACAGGCGTCTACCCGGGAGAGTGTGAAGCGGCTCCGTCGCATCAGCTCACGCATTGAGATACCGCATTCCAACAGGAGTGTGGTGGTTCCATCGCCCACCAGATATGCATTGCCTGTGCTACCGCTGGCCAGTGTCTTTATTTCCATACAGCCTCACCGTTAAAACGGAGCGGTGGTAACGGGCGGAGCCGCCGGGGCCGCCTGCTCTACTTTGCTGGTTGGCTCCACTGGTGCAGGTGCAGGCTCGGAGCGGGGCGGTGCCGCAGGCGGCATTTCTACTTCTTGCGGGCCGGATGGGAGAGCATCCATATCAGGAATTTCACGATATTCGGCGTCGATGGTGTTGTCGGATTCCGATACCGCCATGCTTTTGTAGTAGGCGGACAAGGAAAGTTCATTTGCAAAATCCTTCGGGATAGGCTTGACCGCATTGTTGCGCATTTTACGCAAAATCATCCGCTCACGGCTCCCCTCCATCCAAGCGGGGGAAATGTATGGCTTCAGTTCAGGAATGTCGAGGATCTCGTCGATGTCCCTTCCATCCATCAGAGCTTTCAGCTCGGACTTACGCGCATCAATTTGCTGTTTCTGCTGTAGCGTGGCCTTGTAACGGCTTTCTGCAATGCCGAAGGTTTCGTTCATCATGTTGTTGTTGATATGGGCGACCAAGTTCGCACGGACTTCAGCGCGCTCACTGATGAAATAGCGCACGGTGCCGTCCGTGAAGCGTACAGGATAGACGACGCGGGCATATTTTCCAGTGCCGCAGCGTTTCCAGGTGGGCGGCTCTACGTCGATTCCGTGGTGTACGGGATAAGTAAATTCATCATCTACATGAACATCCCAATATGGATATACCTCTTCGACGCCATGGCCAAAGTTTCTCAGAATGACGTCGTTGCCATCTCCCTCAATGCCCATTTCGATGGAGGTTGTCCAGTTCCCATCCGGCTGCTTTTTCTTGCGCGTCTGGAAATAACATTCCCGCGGTCTCGAAAATGCGTTCAAGCGGAGCGTAGCCACCTGCTGCAAAATTTGCATGATTTCACTTTTTTGAAGCGCGGAGATTCCCTCAAGGCCCGCTCCAACGGCTGTTTCGTGCATCATTGTCAGCGCGTTTTCCATGCATAGATGTTGATAAAGGTCCACCGAACCACCATTGGAAATCTGTTTTTCCACCAATGGGATGTATGCGGCCCCTGTTTTCTGTACGATAGTGCGATAATCCGGCATTTTTGCGATTCCGTTATTTTCCGCCATGATACTTTAATCCCCTTTCAGCCCCAGTTTTTCGCCGGGGATCACATTCAAATTGATGACCTGCATTTCATCCGGCAGTGTTAAATCGGTAACGCTCTCCCGGTTATCCAGGAACAGCGGGAGCGAAATGTCCGCCGCCCGGCTGAATGCCTGCACGATCTCCACGTTCGCCTGCATTTTGGACGCGGTATTCAGAGCACCGTATGGAACACCGTCCACCATTGCCTCGCAGACCTCTCGCAGACCGCCGTTTTTCTGCTGCTCAAACAGTTTGAAGCGCACCGTGGGAAAATGCTTGTTGACGCGCTCGGTCAGAAGTGTCACCAGCGTGCGGGTATATTCCTCGCACATAGACAGCCCGCGCTCCGCTTCCTCCAATTGATGAAGAGTGTCACGCTGTTCTGCTTCAAGCTCCTGGATACGGGTTTCGAGCGCCGCGTTGCGGTCGATTTCAGCCAGCCGTGAGGTCATTGTATCGGATTGGGCCTGCATGTCTGCCAGTTTCTGGCGCTTTTCCTGAACAACCTGTTCGGCCGCTTGGGCGCTGGCTTGGATTGCTTGCCGCAATTCTTCAGCCTTGGCTTTCAGATTCGTTTCCTCCGCATCCAGTTCCGCGAAAAGTCCCATCTGTGTTACAGGAGGCTTTTCCGCGATCACCATATCATAGGCTGCGGCTGCCGCCTTGGCGGCACGCTCACATGTATCCAGGTCCTCGCGCAAGCGTGCCGCTTTTTTCTCCATTTTCTCGACGTCCTGAGCGGCTTTGGCACCCTTGGCCGCAATATCCGACAACCGTTCAGATTTGGAAACATTAAAATTCTCCTGCGCCTCCTGCACCAGTTCCGCAGGCAATGCCTGTCCGCAGGTCGGGCATGTCTGCGCAATGTCAGGCACGGTCCCGTTCACTTCCACCCATTCAACCCGCAGACGGTCACGTTCAGCAGCTAGGAAGTCCCGTTCCCGATTCAGGGAACGAAGTTCCGCAGCAAGCGTTTCCACCCGGCACATTGCATTTTGTTTTTCACGGGTAGCGTCATCAACACGGCGGTTGTGCTCTTCCAGCCATCCCGCATTACCGGACGCCTCCAGCACGCGGCGCTTATTGGGGATCATCTCCAAATACTGCTGTACTTTTTCAAGTTCCTGCTGGTTATGCCGCTGTACAGCGTCCGCCGTCGTGTGCTCGATCTCGTACTGCAGTTTGGCGATTTCAACATTGAGCTTGCTGCGCTCGTTTTTGACGGCCCCGGCGTCGGATACGGGGTGCAGCTGCTTTCGGTTTTCGTCGATGCGCGCGGGTAATGCCGACAGGGAATCCTTATACCGCTTACGGCGTTCTGTGCAGATCCGGGAAAATTCATCCACTGAATGCGTCCCCAGCATGCTTTCCAAATCGGAAAGCTCTGGATTGGCAGTAAATACGTCCGCCGGCTGCAGGCTGCCGAACTGCTCCAGCAGAAGGCGCCGCCGCTCTTTATAGTCCTTTGTCTGCTCCGAGAACCAGACTGCATTGAGCAGCAGCGGAAGCAACTTTTCCGGGAACACACCAAAAATGGCGGAGCTATATTCCCCTGCACTCACGGGAACTTCGTCGATGAAATAGCGCGTTTCGTCGCCGTTATATTCCGTCTCGGCGCTTCCGCGACGTTTCGTCCAGCGTTCGCATATGGAACGCTGCAGAACGAGCGTGTGCCCGTCCGGCATTGAGAGAGTAGCTGTCACCGTAGGACTGCAGCCGGACAAGCGGTTCCCGTCTGTTCCCAGCGGAAACACATTGTAATTTTCACGGCCCTGTGCGTCCTTACCGGTCAAGAGCCAGAGAAAAGCAGCCATCAACGTGCTTTTTCCCGTCCCATTGCCCCCCTGTACTGTGGCGCTGCGCCCGTCGGGAGTAAGTACAAAATTCTTTATGCCGCGAAAATTTTCGACGTACAGCTTCAGCAGTTTCACAACTTTCAACATCATTCACCCCTTTTCAACCAAGCGTCATTTGCGTGACCGCTTGAGGACGTGGCTGAGGAACCTTATCCGGCGGCAGCGGGCCGTCGGTGATGTGTTTCAGCAGCGGGCGGATTTTCGGATCAATCGTGTGTTCCTGCACGTTCACCGCCACGACTTTAGCCAAAGTACCGCCCAGGCGTGTGTCTGCATAGACGATATCGCCCACAGCAAGCCTTTTGTCCGCAATATACGTATATTCACGACCGCTGTATATGCCGGGCTGGCTTCGGTCAGCGAACTGCACAGCGACATAATTTGTTTTGATAATAGTGCTCATTCTTGTTCCTCCTCGTCATCATCCCATTCGCAATCCAAAATCTTCCTTGCAGCTTCAAGAAGCGGCGCTGCGGCGCTTGAAAAATCATCATCGGAAAGTTCTTTCGCAACTGCCCAAAACGAGGCCCGAATGCCGTTCAGTACCTGCGCAGCGTTTACTGCAAATTCCGCCGCCGCCATATATGTGGCGCTCTCTGCACTGTCAATGATTTTCCGTGCGTCGTCCAGATCTTCCTGCATGCCACGCACTTGCGCTTGCAGCATAGACGTCATTTCCCGGGCTTTTTCACCGGCTCGACGTTCCACTTCGGCGGGGTCTGGCTCCTGGACCGCTACCTCCACAGGACGGGCCTCCAATTCCTTGATGCGCTCCTTGGCATCGAACAGCTCGCTTATCACCGGCCTTGTTTCCAGTGCATCCGCTTTTTCCTGCGCATGCTTTGCCTGTGCCCGGGCTGTGGCAGCTTCGTCGCGCAGCGCATCATTGGCGTAGCGCAGGCGTTCCGCTTCCGCGGTGGCCTTCTCCCGCGCCTCGCGTTCGGCTTTCAGCCGGGCCTCCAGTTCCCTGTACTGCTTGTGTGTGGTGATATCGCCGCCTTTGAGCGCTTCAACGGCCTCTGGCTCTGCGGATGGACGGGCGGCGGCGTAGAGCAGCGAAGGGCTGGCCTGCTTCAAAATTTTCTGCTCGTTTGGAGTACTGCTTTCAAGAAGATTGCTGACCTGCAGTAGCCGGTAGGCGGCATCCTTTCCAATCCCTACGCTGGCACACCATGCACGGAAAGTATTTTCAGAATACTGATTACCGCGCTTGTCGCAATTTGCGACAAGCTCATCATGAGCCATGCCCACCGCGTCGGCCACCTTGATGACGTATTCCTTTCGGGCGCTGCGTATGATATTTTCTGCGCTGTGCAGCGTGGCCACCGTCTGTGCGTCCAGTCCGGAGTAGTCAAAGGGCGTGGCCTCCGGCTCCGCTTCCAAAGAGGCAGGCCCAGCAGCGGACAGGCTTTGTGTCGCACTGCCAGCATCCGCAGGGCAGCCGGGGGCCGGCAAGGTGTTTGCATCCGTCGGGGTGGTCGATGTTTCCGCTGGCTCCGGCGCAGCACTCCCGGCCGTGGTCGCAGCAGCATCCCCATTCGGGACAGATTGATTTTTGCATTTTCCCACTTCCTTCTCCAGTCTTTCGTCCGGACACGTCTCTTCTGCCGGCGCCGGACACTCTTCGTATGGTGCAAAGCACCCGAAGCCTCCGTCCGTCTTATCACATCCAGCCTGCGGACATGAGCTTTCAATACAATCCGGGCAGCGACAAGTGTCACAAGGTGAATACTCTTCTCCCTCATCTACAACCTCCGGAGGTTCGCTGCTCGCCGGACCGGACACCAGCTCCCAGCCGTCGCGTTTCGCACGGGCCTCCAAAACTTCCTCCAGGCTTTCGCGATAGATGTTTCCGATATTCCAATTCGCACACCATTTCCAGGTGGCGCTGTTCGCCGGGTCACGGTACTGCATCACATATGAGCCGTGTTCCGGTTGCGGGCTTACCCGGTACAGCCAGCCCGTGGCTGGGTCTCTGTATATCAGCATAGCGTTTGTCTCCTTATCCATCTCGGCAGCGTCTTTGTGTGCCGCTGCCTTTCCCTGCTCAATATCGCGCAGGATTTTTTGCTTTTCGGCATCAGCGTCCATGTCTTTTCGGTGAAAGGTTTCATCGAAAAATTCAGCCCATAGGGCACGCTTCGCAGCAATTCCCTTTTTGTTTTGCGAGCAGGCAAGCGTATACCGATACCGTCCTTCGTCTACATATTCCGCCGGCCGGATGCGGTCCCGGGAGAAGCCGCCGGAAAGCTCGCCATTGGGATAATGCTCTTTTACCCAATCGCTCACACGCTCCAGAAAATCAAAATCCAGGCTTATGATTCGGATGGTCGTTTTATCGTCAAGATGGCCGTGTAATTCTGTACGGTATTCCAAAGTTGGCGACATGCGGCATTCATACCCTTTTACGTCCATAACCATTGCATGCCGTGTATGGTCCCATTCGGTCGCCCCCCAGGGCATCAGATACGGGCAGCCCTCGCAGCCCTCCGTCTCCCGGTTCCCTGTGTTGTCGGCATTTGTGCTTTTATTTACCGCCCGGCCGCACTTGCAGAGGTATCGGTTCAAAACCAGTCACCCCCGGGCAGGACGATGGACTTCTTCACGGCCTTTAAATCGTCCTCATACACTGCTGCAAGTTCATGGCCGCAGCGCCTGCAGAACACGACCGGCCCGCGCAGGAGCATGTCCGTTTCCGGGATCATGCACGATATCGGCATGTCTTCGGGCGATATCTCGCCGCTGGTGATGGCGAAAATTCCGCTGGATCCGATTCGGTTTTCGCAGATATCGCCGCCGCAAAAGTGCTGCACTGCTTCGGTGGTGTCCAAGAGCGCCGGGATATCGTTAAATTTCGGGGCCTCGCCCGGGCGTAATGTAATAACTCTCATTGATGTATACCTCCTTGATGTGTTACAATGGAGGCGGTCTTGGTGGGAACTTTGACCGCTTGGCGCTTGTCCGTGTTCGCAGCACGGGCGGGCGCCTCTTTTTTTGTCTGTTTGCTGCAACTCCATGCTGCCATACCGAGCAGTGCCGCGATGGTGAACAATCCTGTCCATGGGGCCGTCTGTCCGCTCACAATACCGTCCAAAACGGCAATGGAAAGAATCGCCGCGGCTACGGTAACAACTTTATACTGCATGCGTGTCACCACCCTGTTCCTTTTCCCGTTCCGCTGCCTCTCTGTCCATCCGTGCCAAGCACATTTCCAGCAGAATCTCATAGGCTGGATGTCCGGCGGGGATTACATACCCCTCGATGCTATCCAGCACAGTTCCGTCCATAAGGCGGTGAACTACCACCGGATGGTCATAGTCAACGGTGCTTTTTACTCTTTTTGCCATGATGCTTGCTCCTTTCAAAAAGCTTATATTTTCCGCCGCCTCCGGGCGGCTTTTTCATTGCCGTGCGGTGATATCTTCTACCAGCGCATCCACGTGCGCCTGCGCGTCCCGAGCGTACTTGCGGCAGGCATCCCGGGCGGCGCGGCAATTATCATAATGCTTACGCGCCGAATCGTACCGCTGACAGGCTGCGGAGGTCATTTCCTCCCACTCAGCCGTCATCCTGCGCCAGTCTGCCAGCATCTGCTGTGCAGCGCTTAGACGGTCAAGCTGTTTCTGCAATACGCCGTAGGTTCCCGTTCTGCGAATCGTGGGCAATACATCGTGTGTCACCCACCGTTTGAATGCTTTGGCCTCCGGCTTGTCCGACCGCAGGATGACCGCGTACAGGCCCGGCTCGTTGATGATGGTGGTTTTCTGGGTACGTCCCAGCGCGTCGATGAGGTCAGCCAGACTTACCTCATCCTCGTCGAGCCGTTGAGCAACCATTTTGTGGTTGGTAATACCGAGTACCCGGCAGACATCCCGCAGCACCCACCACAGGCCGTCCTCCCGCTGGATTGTGCGGAGTTCCTCTCCGCTGTAGGCAAAGATTTTAAGTTCGTTCATGGTGTCTCCTTTCGGGTTGTAGATTATTTTTCTACATTTGAGGCAAAAAAAATTTCTTCTTTTTCTCCTGCACTCAAATTTAGAATTTTGGTAAGCAAATTCACTTCGCTCACCTTGAATTCGAACACGTTGTTGATTTTAAGCTGCAATCCATAAGGCGTTAGTCCAAGCTGATTTGCAATATATTTATATTTTAGACCAGCTTCTTCAATCCTTCTGCGCAGCGTCATTGTGTCAGTCAAGCATTTCACCTCCATTCGTAGATTTATTTTCTACATTCACATATTACCACCTCGTAGAATAGATGTCAACATTTTTTTATGAATCGTTAAATAAAAGTTGAATTTAAGGATACACCATGGTAATATAAGAATTGTAAAGGGGCTGACAATATGGATATTTACCAACGAATACGCAACCGGCGCGAAGAACTAGGAATGTCGCAAGATGATTTGGCTCAAAAAATGGGGTATAAGTCTCGTTCATCCATCAACAAAATAGAAATGGGCCTCAATGATATTTCACAATCCAAAGTTGTCGCATTTGCCGAGGCCCTCGACACCACCCCCGCCTACCTCATGGGGTGGGAGGTGACCAGCAAGCCCACAGAGGTTCCCCCGGGTTTTATGCCTCTTCCTGAGACCTGCAAAGTGCCGCTGGTGGGCCGCATCGCCTGCGGACAACCTATCACTGCGGAGGAAAACATTGAGGACTATTTGGACGTACCTGTTGGCCACCACGTCGATTTCGCGCTGCTTTGCGAAGGTGACAGCATGGTCGATGCTGGAATAGATGACGGCGATGTGGTCTATATCCGTAAACAGCCAGATGTCGAAAACGGACAAATCGCCGCCGTGAGAATTGACAACGAGGCCACTCTAAAGCGAGTTTACAAGTATGTTGATCGTATCGTTCTGCAGCCTGAAAATCGTGCCTATCCTCCGCTCACTTACGTGGGGGCTGAAATGAATCAAGTCACCATCGAAGGAAAGGCTGTTGGCTGGTTGCACTGGGTGTAATCGAACACGAGGTATTAAGCAATGGAGAATGTAATCAACAAGGAAGAACTCAAGCGGGCCGGAGAATTCATAGCTGCAGCCTTAAAAGTGTGCAAACGCCCTGAAAAGGATTATACGTTCGTTTGCCCGTCATGCGGTGGAACTGCCCATGTAAGGATGGCAGCCGTGAACGGGCATCGCCACGGTTATTGTGACAATTGCGAACTGTATTTCATGGAGTAAACTAAAAAAGCCCCGGCACGAACCGGGGCGGTAAAGGAAAAATTACTACATTGCACGCATGAAGAGGAAACTTACTATGCGCCTGATTGTCAGCCGAAAAAACGGCGAAATATTACAAGTGCTGGAACCCGTCAGCGATGTGGATTATTCACTGTATCAGAGGATACTTGCTGAGCAGGTGCGGCAGAAGATTCAAAGATATTGCAAAAACGTCTTATCCTCAACAGTACAAACTTGTAACTTGAGGACACGACACGAAATGGAGGGACTATCTCATGATGTATCCATTTATGACGCTGAATGATGGCACGGAAATCGTGCATTCGGAAAGCCGTCTCGTCGATGGCTCGGAAAACGTCAAAGTTTATTTTGAGCGGCCCGTGAATGGCGGGTTCGATTCTGCAGAATGCTATCTTCCCAGCTACGAATGGAAAAATATTGTCGGATACTCCGATAAGGAAATTCAATACTTTCAGGAGTTCTTAGAATCCACTGCACACATCATTATCGGCCTCGCGCGGGAAGGTGGGTTTGATAATGCCGCAAATATTTAGAATTGGGCCGTATCTCATTTATTTCTGGACAAATGAGGGTGTCCCGCTCGAACCTGTTCACGTTCATGTCTCCGAGGGAATCCCGTCCAGTAACGCCACAAAGGTTTGGATCACCAAAACAGGAAAATGCCTTCTGGCGAATAACAATTCGAAAATCCCAACAAAAACCCTTCGAGTTGTTCTGAGCATTCTCGAGGCTCGCAGTTGTGAAATTATTGAAAAGTGGGTCGATTACTTCGGCCAACCAAAATACTTTTGCTGACGAGGAGGACGCATTATGTCAGAACAGAAAAAGTGGGAAGATTCATTCACTCGAACAATGAACTTGGAAATGAACTCTGTAACAGCACGGGCAGATTTCCTGATTCCTGTCGATAAATCCCTTGAGCCGTTTTACAGCGTTGACGACATAATCATGATACAGTCGCAGCCCGATGTTTTTGAGGGCGAACAGGGGATGTTCCTGATTGACGGAAAACCTTTCGTAAAAATCCGTCGGAAAGATCATCTTGAATCGCTGCAGCCTCATATCCCACCCGTTCCCCTCGGTCCCAATGTGGTGTGTAAAGGGAAAGTAATTGGAGTGGTCGCACCAGAGTGGATTGAAAGTGAACTAAAACCGCTATCTACGTCCGGGGACGAAAAATAAAAAACGCCCCGGTGCGCTACCACCGAAGCGTTTAAATAGAACAGCTTACCACAGAGGTGGCAATCCGCCCGACAATCGGATTATACCACCTCCGGGGTAGGCTTGGCAAGTCATACCTTGGAGGTGCTTTTTTGCAGGATTTATTGCCTACCGCGATTTACGTTCGAGTGTCCAGCGAGATGCAAGCCGGCGAGGACCGTTACAGTATTCCGGAACAGATCGACCGCCTGCACAAATACTGCGACGCGCAAGGGTGGACCATTGCCAAAGAATATGTAGATCCTGGGCACAGTGGAAGCAATTTGAAACGGCCCGCCATTCAGGAGCTGATTTCAGACGCCAAAAATGGTTTCATTCGCCGCGTTGTGGTTTTCAAATTGGATAGGTTGTCACGCTCACAACGTGACACCATGTATTTGATAGAGGACGTTTTCAAGGCTCACGATGTTGCCTTCGTTTCCCTTTCAGAAATGTTTGACACGTCCACTCCATTCGGCATGGCCATGATTGGGATTCTCTCTGTTTTCGCGCAGCTGGAGCGGGAAAACATTAAGGACCGTATGAGCATGGGGCGTCTCGGCCGCGCCAAGCGCGGTCTGTGGCGCGGCGGCAGTAATACTCCTGTTGGATATGACTTCATGGATGGACAGCTCGTGATAAACGAATATGAGGCTTTGCAAGTACGCGAAATCTTCCGTCTCTTCATTGATGAACAGTTGTCGTTCCATGCTGTATCCAGAGAAATGCAAAGTCGATTCACCAACAAGTACAGCACATACAACGATTCCGGATCCATCTCCACGATTCTCCGCAACCGCCTATACATCGGTAAAATAAAATACGGCACACAAGAATTTGATGGACAGCATCAACCTATTATCGACCGTGAAACCTTCGAGCGAGCACAGGCGCGAATTGAAGAAATCAGTCGAAATACCGGAGAGCATTGGAAGAACCCATACCACGGCAAACACCTGCTCTCTGGTTTGATTTGGTGCGGGAATTGCGGCGCGCGTTATTTTTGTGTGACCACTAAAAGAAAGAACGGTCCGCAGTATAGGTATTACCAGTGTTACACCAGAAACGGAAGCAGTGATATGCGTAAAGCCGACTTCTGCAAAAATCCCAACTGGCGCGTGGAAAAATTGAATGCAGCAGTCATGGAGGAGATTCGCCGGCTTTGCACGGACGAAAAATATTTCAATCGAATTGCCCGCGACGGTAAAAAGGAAAATAATAACGCCGGAAAGGAAAAGGCATTACAGAGGGAACTTTCCAGTATCGAAAAGCAAATCAGTCGTTTGGTTGAACTGTACCAAATGGGAGTATCCGTGCAGGACATCGCCACGCGCATCCACGACGCGCAGGAGCGCAAGAACAAGCTCACGCAAGAACTTTTATCGCTGAATCAACAAAGCCCTAAAAACAGGCGTCAAGAGGCTCTCACGTACATCCATGAATTGAAGTGGTGTTTAGATGCGGATGACGTTGCAGCCCAGCGCCGCCTGCTGGATGCTCTGGTGAATAAGATAGTGATAACCGAGGGGGGATTCGAAGTTGATTGGAAATTTTGAGCAAGTTTATACGAATTGTGGGTATGGATGAATCCCTGCCCATGCGGCTATTTTGGGCACCCCACCCGCGCGTGCAGCTGCACGCCCTATGCCATTGAGCGCTATCTGCAGCGCGTTTCCGGTCCGCTGCTGGACGCTATCGGTCACGCACTGACATTCGTAAAATTTTCAGTGTTTTCTCCCCCTTTATTTCTGTGTTTTCTTTCAATTAATTCACGCATATATTCACTGCCGTCATACAGTGTTATTTTAATTTTGTCATCATATACAGTAACATCATAAACGAAGTTGCGGATAAACGAATCTGGCAATTTTTCTGGAGATTCAAATTTTGACGCTAAAACTTTTCGCAAATTTACTATTCTTTCATCTTGTTTTCGCGTTATTTCCTCGACGCCAAAAGCTCCTACCTGTTTACGTTCTAAGTCTGCAATCTGTGAATCGATCTCTTCTTTCTTTGTTTTATACTCATATTTATTCAGAACGCCATCGACATACAAATCAAGAATTTTTTCCGTTTTTTGCCTAAGGGACCGAACCCGTTGCTCAATATTTTCACTGAAAAGAGTTGGAGCATTTCTTTGTGTGACAAGTTTGATGTTTGCAATCACAGCTTCAATCGCATCTTTTTCATTGTTTAAAGCTTCAAAAATACATGTCTTAATAATTGGAATGATATCTTCCTCAAACACTGTTCTTGCATTACAGCCACGTTTTGTACTCTTTCCGTACATCTTGTATTTACGACAAATCCAAATTTCATGTTTAATCTTTGACTTCTGTGTAGTATACGATGTATGCCACATTATCTCTCCGCATACTCCGCATCTCATCTTACCACTAAGGCAATATGGACCGGAAAAATGTCCAATGTATACCTCTTTTGCCGCGCCTTTATCTGATTCTATTTTCTTCTTTCGCCTTTCGTTTAGAATATGGTTGGCTTGTTCCCATATTTCTTCCGATACGATCGCTGGTACACCGCCAGGGATCTCCACCCATTCGTCTTCATCTGTAAATGTAGTTTTCTTGGTATAAAAATCCTTATGAGTTTTTCCGCCAACCAATACGCCTTTATATTTCTCATTGCGAATCATACGTTTCAAAACAGAGATTGAAAAGATTGTTCCTGTACTTGATTTGATTCCCATGTCATCTAATTGAGTCACAATTTTGCGAAATCCATTACCAGAGACATAGGATGAAAACACAAATCGCACTATTTCGGCTTCTTTTTCATTGATAAACAATTTTCCGTCTTTTTGATCATATCCCCATAATCGGTTATTGCCATAAACAGTGCCGCCCTTTTGACTTCGTTTGGCTGCTGATAATATCTTCCTACTTAAATCCTTAGAATATTCTTCTGCCATCATTGCCTTGATTCCGGTTATGAGCGCATCATCAGGTGTATAAAATGCATGGTCCAAATAAAGATATAACTTCTTTTTAGTTCTATTTAGACGGTCAACAAACAAATACCAATCCAATACATTACGCATCAAGCGGCTTTGATCCTTAATGACGATGATATCGAATTTGTTTTCGAGCATATCTTCAAATAGCCTATTGTATCCCTCTCGTCCATTGCGTGTAGTACCAGACTTTCCCTCGTCATAATAGTGATCGACTAAAACCCAATCTTCATGCGAATTAATGAATGCTTCAAGTTCTTCTCTCTGTTTTTTTAATGCATTTATTTGTTTCTCTTCCTCGGTTGAAACTCTCGCATAATAAACTGCTTTTTTCGTAATACCACCTCCAAAAATTATGTATCTATATATAGAATTATTATTTTATTGTTTGTGTATTACGGGACAATTTTTTGGCTTTAACTCTTCACGACAAAATCTATACTCAGATTCTGATATCAATTTTTCATTTAGTAAAAAGTCAAGCAATGATAGCTCGGTTTTATACAAATTATCTTCTGATGTTTTGATCTCTCCTATAACCTTTCCTTTTTTATTCGCCCCGTGTTATTTACACGGGGCATTTTTTTATAAGTTGCTTTCTTTTAAACTTGAATCTATAATAAACTGCGAACAGTCCTTATATAAAAAACCATATTGTTGAATCCATCAAATAGCCACATAAGAACTGTTCACAGATCAAAATATTAACACAAACTCACTCGGCTAGTAGAACGCTCATTTTCCAGTGCTTCCGAACCCATCGGCACCACGCTCTGTTTTCCCCAATTCGTCAACTTCAACAAATTCTCCATCAAGTGTTTTGATAAAGGCAAGCTGTGCGATCCTATCACCTTTTATAATGTAACGTGTTTCCCCACTGTCGTTGTATACAGGCACCAAATATTCACCAGTATAATCATTGTCACATATCCCCACACAGTTAGCTGGACGAAGCCCTTGCTTCGCAGCTAGGCCGCTTCGAGCGAAAATAAAACCAGCATGGTAAGGCGGCGGCTTGATCGCAATGCCAGTTCCAACTTTTACCGTTTCTCCGGGTTTGATCATTGCGTCTGTAACAGCATAAAGGTCATAAGCATTTGCCCCGTCTGACCCCTTCGTCGGGATTTTTGCATCCGGGCGCAACTTCTTACAGTAAAATGCGTATTTCATTTTGTTCCTCTTTTCGTTTGTTGTTTTTATTTCTTTATTGATGGCATTCTGTTATCAAGGAGCCTTTGTGCCTAATCGCCAGTGATTGATTTCATTCACAAACCCGCTTTGAAAAAACAGAAGCGGCGTCTGCGACGAAACAGCGAAATAGAACAAAGGAGGAAATGTGTGAATATCATATTCGCAACCTGCAACTTTGGAATATTTGGTTTAATCGTTTTGTTTGTCGTGCTTTTAGCACGGCATCTGGCGGTTAGCCAGGTACTCAAAGCTGATCGTGATGAAATCAGTTTTGAAGATAAGTTGTTTGGGTTTACCTTTACAGCCAAAGGTAGACCCAGGCGGCATAAGCCAAAGCGTTGAGGTCATCGACGGCACGGCAGTCTATTTTCTACTGCCGGAATTTTTTTTGCCAAAGTGAGACTGCAGAGTATAACACCCACACATTCCTCTCAAGGAATAGGTTATTAATTCGGGTGAGTTTTTTTCACGAACCTATCGTTCATGAGGTCACATATCTCACCATTTGCAACTCTAAAAAATTTTTGGTTCGTCGTACTTGAATCAAGGCCACCAAGTGTTTTTATATATGGCCCTATTTTAAGATAATCTAGCAAATGCAAGATCGTTTTAAAGATGCTGACATCTTCTGCACCAGAATAGACACATGTCTTCAGGCCCTGTGCCTTGACTTTTTCCAAAAGAAATTTCAAATCATCCATTGCCTGGTCCCCTCCCATGAAGCACACACAGGTGATGAGGCTGCTATGCTTGTCAAGGAGTTTATCGATATCGTCATCTACAAAATCTCCAAAATCATTTGCAAGATATGAAGAATGGCATTCGCTGCAATGATACGGACAATTTGTTATGTTAATTGCCAAACTAATTTCGCCTGGCACCTCTTGAAACACAATGTCGTATCCAGCATATTTAAGCTTTTGCATAATATCGCTTTTTTGCTTCTTTCTGACGCGCTTCAGAGAAATTTGAAACACGTTTCAAATATCCAATTACGCGCGTCGCGTAATCTATATTTTTGCTTCCACATTTTTCACAGTGGTCAAGATGATGTTTGCTGATGTGGCCACAGTCATTGCAAATTGTATTTGGCACGTTTACTGTCCAATAAGAACAACCGGTTTTAATTGCCACCTTCATCAGGTGTTTGTACTGCTCCTTAGAAAGGTGTTCATCTAAATTAAGATGAAGCGCCGCGCCTCCATCCAAGTTTCCTGTCATCGTTTTACCATGCAGAATGAACTTGTCAATCGGAGTTGTGTCAACATCATCCACTAAATAGAAATAACTATTGTAACATTCTCTGGGAGAGAAATACCCATCCTCTTTGTCCCATTTAGAGTTTTTCACCCCAAGGTTTTCAGCCGGCACATATTCCGTGTTGAACATAACATCGGATGTACGCGCGGCTTTATTCTTCTGATAAATCACCGACAACAATTCGTTTACAAAATTACAGTACTCATTGTCGTCGGGGCTGATACTGTAACCAAGGTATTCAGCGCCCTCTACAAGTCCATTAATTCCGATTGTCAAGAACTGCTTTTCCAGAGATATATAGCCAGCGTCATATACCGGCAGTAATTTCGCATTAAACGAGTCCTGCAACAACGCATCGTATGCCAGCAAATACTTGTGGACATCATCAACCTGTCCAGAAAGAGCCACCTTGATATCCTTGTCGTTTCTTACTGCATTTTGAATAAGACGGTTCATATTGATTGTAATGACACATTTAGAACCAGTTGATACACCGCCAGCGCCAAGAGTAAATGAAAATGTATTGTCCTGCAGTTCATTTCTTAGCCGACAGCATGATGCCAGCGAATCAACGCTACTGCTATGATAATTGAAGAAGCTGTGGCCTTCCGAAAGCATCTCGGCTGCAAAGTCAGCCCATTCTGTGTCGACATAGTTTTCTCCGTTGTCTAATAGATTTAGCGTCTCAACGGGGAATGTGAGTATCTGTTTGCACCTTTCTTTATTGAACCATTTCATGAATCGTTTTTGCAACCATGAAACAGAGTCCCACTTCATTGTACTTCCATCCGGAAATACAAAATTTTCAAAGAGGCCATTAAAATATGGCTTATCAAAATATGCAATATTCCAAAATATACTCTGAAAACTCCTCGCTGCCGCAGGCTGATTCAACGAATAAACGATCTGTTCAAACTTGTCGCAAATCACCTTGTCAATTGTCCTTCTGCGCGAAGAAAGATCCACTACCGTGTCTGCGTGCAGATAATAATCGTCGCCATATTCTTTGCGCACAAAATAATCCATATAGGACAAGAACTCTGGCGTAGAAACCGCGCCTGCAAATTGCGATGCAATCGCAAAACACAAATTGATGAATGATCCAGCAAATGAATCAAGATTGTGCGGCGCGCCACTTCCGCCTCCCAGATTACGCAGCCCGTCGAACAGGAATGGATACATTGTAATGCTTACGCAATACGGAAGTAACGGATTTGTTTCATCATGCTTATAAATCTCGTGATTTTCCAGTTGATCAATGTACCGTTCCGCATATTTTTCACCAAACATTTCTGCCAGCTTCTGATACATCCGCAATCGATTAATGCCAATACCGTCTTTTTTATACAACTCACCAGTAAGTGTCGTAACATTTTTATTTTCAACATTTGCATTAGCATCCACTTTACTACCTGAAGCAGCATTCAAAGAACAACTGTATTCTTTGATATAGTCAAGATATGGTTGATATCTTCTTAATTCCTTTTTGTAGTTCATGCCTCTATTCCCTTTACCCATTGAAATGCGCTCTTAAAGTCCATTATATTGCCATCAACTTCAAGACACGGTACAGACATAATCCCCTTGCTGTTCATTACATCTATGTCATTACACTCTTCGTATTCAATTTTCGCTCGAGTCATCATATTTTCAAGTATCCGACATTGGGGACAACGCGTTGAGTAAAACACGATCTTCATTTTTCACCACCACCTTTCAGTCTATTGATCTCATAATCTATATAAAACCTAGCCTTTTCAAGATCCTCTACGGTTTTAGACGGATCTTTGCGGCCGGCGCGGGCTATGTATTTTATCGCATTACCAAGCTGAAAGTTCAGCCTCCAATCATTTATTACATCTATGACTTCGTACTTTCCAATATTGTAATGAGACGGGTGCTCTACTGTATTACTCAGCCCTGTACACTCCCTTCAGTGTAAGATGTCTGCCGCAGCTCTTATGTTCTGGACAGAACGGATAATCCACATGCGTTTCGCACTTTGGACGAAGCATTTCATCCGCCTGCGGCATGACATCCACAATAAGCTTGCGCATTTCTTTTGCTACCTCTCTGATTTCCCACTGCGCACGATTGCAAAGACGTTCGCGCATGAAGTTAATCAAGCTTCTCAGATTCATTGTCACATAGATCGTAGTGACACAGGCATTGGGTAAAATATAACGCGCATCCTCCGCAGGCCTGCCCATGCTGTTTTTTAAATGCACATATTCATCCAGTGCATTTTCAATTGAGTCATGATACGATGACAGTTCGATTGAAGGAGGAGTTACATATTCAAATCCATCCTCGTCGCAATACCGTTGACTGCGCTGAGAATAGCTCGCCATACGATGGCGCACAAGCTGATGACTACACGCACGCGATATACCGCTAATTTTAAAAGTAAAACTCGCATGTTCAAGCACGCTGTGGTGCCCGCTTCGGTAACACTGCATTACAAGCTTGCATTCTCTAGTCGGTGTACTGTCATAACAAACACTGGCCGCCTGTTCAATAACCCATGCTGGGTCTGGTGTGTGTGCAACAAGCTCGACTTCCAATTACCGTTTCCTCTTTTCTGTTTATTCTTTTTCGGACGTATTATTTCCAACTTCGATTTTGCTTTCAGGCAGTTCACTCCCAGGATAATAGTCTTTCAAACTTTTCGGATCCACTTTGTATGTATGAACTTCGCCACATTCAGAATCATATCTTTGAACCATCCGATTGACTTCTGCTCTGGCTCGTTCTTTTCTATACAGTTCTCTACTTAAATTCAAACGGCCTTATTTCCCCTCCCCAATTATTTGTAATCAAAAACTGGTGTTCTACCAGAATCCAGCTTGTCAAGCGAGGCATCACTGTTTACTCGATAAAAAATATACATTCCAGTGACTTTATTGTAGGTAATAACATGCGTGGGATTATTTTCAAAACCATTCATATAAGTGGTTTGAACAATCTCTTGATTTTTGGGTGTTTTAATTTTCATTGTCTTCATTGCCAAATCCTTCCTCATCGGAGTCATACTCATAGTATCCATCACAACCAAGTGTGAGCAAAATATCATCAACTATGTATTTGAAAACGCCCTTAAAATCAACATGTTTACCAGTAGTAGTATAAATTCGCTCTTTCTCATAATCCAAAATCTGATATGCCATCACGCCAGCAATGAGTGCTAATAGTATTGCCAGCATACTATTGAAATTCATCAGTAACACCGGATTTTCGCAACACAATCATCAAGCGCTTTAAGCCATTCCTCAGAGCTGATTTCTTCAAGATTGTCAATCACACGGCCTTCACCATGAGCAACATCAAAGCAAAACAATCCAAAGTCCTCTGTCCAAATCAGCTCGTCTCCGCAAAGCGTAGAATCTGGAGCATCCGCAAAAAATTTGAACGGTGTTTCAAAAGCAATCACATTTACTCTATATTCATTATTCATCACAACTCCAATAACCTTCATATAAGTAATGTGGTCAATTGCTCTCGTATCCTTGTAACATTTTCCAATGTATTTTCTGTTGTTGCTTATTTTGGCGATTTTCTTTTTTTCGAAATACGAATCAATCTTCAGCGTAAGTTCGTTTCGCGTTTTAACCAATTGATCGATTTCTTCATCTGTCAAATCATCATTTAAATTTATATTCATATATTTCTCCCATCATAGTTCATATATTACAAAATCGTGAATACTGCTATCCTCCAGATACCAGTCCATCTTTCTATCGATTTCCTTAATTTCATTTTCCATTTGACTGCACGCACTTTTACTGTCAGTCTTTCGAACTAGCTCAAGAATCAAATCTCGGCGTTCTTTCAATGCGTCATACACCTGTGCAATCGGAATTTCTTTTAACACATTGATTTCAATTGGTTTGCCACAAAACGGGCAGAATTTGATCTCTTGATATTCCTCCCAATCAAACGTATCGCCCCACGAATAATCCACATGCCTGTTAATGAGCACCAAAGTGGGCGTTTCATCTTCAGGCTCAGCAAATTTGATGTCAACATTTTTTGCTCTAACAACTTCCCGGCAACAGGGACGAAATTCCTTAATCTTGATAGTGCGCTCCATCGGCATATCTCTTGGAATACACTCTTCATCTGTGTCTATGCTGTAGATCAATACATCAATTTTCAAACTGTAATTAGCTCCTATCTTCTTTATATACAAACTTTCATACTATTTATCATTTTTCTGAAGAATCGGGCGACTCGACTTAAAGAATCCCCCGATCAATGTCATAGCAGCAAAAAACATTGGAAACATTTCAACGGTAAAGCGGTTGGTTGCAAAAGCTATGTTCATACAATTTACTACCCATGAACCAATAGTCACCTTTAAAATCCAACCGGCGAAGTATCCTGATACAAATAAAATGAGCGGTTCAAAAATGCAAAATAACACCAACGCAAAACTCGTCATATAAATTTTAAATTTGATTTTTTCCATAACAAACCTCATTCATCATATTTAATTAGAAACAGCGGATCTACAGCCTTGAAGCTTACTTTCCCATCTTGCGAACGAAAAACAATCCCTTCGCGCAATGTCGAGCCGAGCGTGCTCTTTCCATGCGCATATTCAAGCACTTTGTCTACTGTATCCGGAAGAATGTAGCTGGTGTCAATAATTGGAACAAACTTCAAACCATTTGCTTCGCAAATATTTTTGGCGTTCAAAGAACTCATACGCCCTTCTGGAGTGATGATATTAAACACATATAAATCCGGAATCTTAACTTTGTACTTGTTGCCTTGTACATTGGGGGCAATGCATTCTCCCTGAATGGCAATCCAATCAAAATTCCCGATAAGCTTTCTAAGCACTTTTTCAATGTCGTATCGGTCTGACACGGACCAGTATGAAGAGTTGTCTTTGTTGAACAAACGCAGATTTCGAGAGCAAACCATATACTCAAACTTATCTTTAACGAATGGTATCTTAGATTTGTGCCGTTCAAGGCAGAATGTTCCGCTTTGTCCATCAATTTTTTCCGTAGCAACAAATGGCTGCTTTTCTTTTAGAATAAAAGGAATGTTCTGAATGCGTGTTTCGTCTGTTTTGTGTACGAATGCCGGAAAAGCTTTCGATCCGCGCTTGTCGTAGCGACGCACAAGCTTCCTGAACCATTTGGACCTCATGAGCCATTTGGGATACTTTTTTGAATCAAGCTGCGTTTCACTAAGTGACTTCTGCTCTTTGTCCATAGTAGATTCATATTGTTTAACACCCACGATATCTGTAACATCGTCACCAACTTTGTACTCGCTTTCCGGCAGAATACTCAACGGGAAACAAATGCCTTGGCTGATAACGCCGCCCATTTTCATCGTCTTGATTCTGAAGTTCTTATTTCTCAAAAATTCAAACTCGGGCTTCTCAGGCAGTACCGAATCAATTTCACAATAAACACATTTGTCGCCAACCCGAAATTCGTTTTTCTTTACGATAACACTCCATCCATCAATGACTGCAAGTTCAATACGGTCTTTTCCTTTAATTGCATGCAGTGCTGCAATTTCCTTAATACTTGCCATTGTACGCAAATCTTTAGTCCTCCAATTACATCAATTTAAGCCATGTCTGGCGCGAAATAGAATTATTATTATGAATGCACCTTAGAAACGCTTTCGGCTGCGCAAGCAATAAACAGCGTTCTTTTGAGCGCGTAAGCGCGGTATACAACAAACAGCTATCCAACAAAATGTAATGTGTGGTATCAATTGCCACAATTACAGTTTTATATCCGCTGCCCTGAGCAAGATGAACTGTAAGAACATATGCGAGTTCCACTTGGCCCATTTCGCTTCTTTTGTATGTAATAAGCTTCTTATCTCCACCGGATGAATACTCAACCGTAAAACATTGAGTTCTTTCATCACCCTCACCATCTTCAAAAATGCTCGTGACATATCCTGTCTCACCATTGAAAACGTTCTTATCATAGTTGTTTTCACGCTGAATGACCTTTGAACCAATGCGAAATGTTTTTGTGCCATAATCGATATGCTCTTTGTGCTCAGATGCCGGCAGCAACTCGTCCTGAATGATTTTGTTCATCACAGTCGTTGAGTTCGGACAATCTTTTTTTCTGGGCACTACGATCACCACATTATCCGCTCCTTCTCTTTCTGCCGTAGAGAGAAACGTTTTGATTGCTATGTTTTGAATGGCCTCATTGCTGTCACGAAACATGTAAACCATATCCTCACGTTTGCCGCTTACAATTTTCAGCTCCGGCTCTTTAATTGGATTTATCCCCATACGAATTTTGTTAGCATCCATCAAAATTCCAGAGTCTAGCGCTTGGCGCATGACCTTTGTAAGCATAAGAATATTGAATACATTCGTTTTATCAAGCACATCACTGAACACATTGCCAGCACCAATCGGAGGGAGCTGCCGATTGTCTCCACACACAATAAGCCTTCCGCCCGGCTTCACAGCTCTGATAAGATCATAGAACAACTCGACATTTACCATTGACGCCTCATCGAGAATAACAACATCAGCCGCAAGCGGATTGTTGTTGTCATGGATAAATGACTTTCCGTTCCACCCAAGCAACCGATGGATCGTAGACGCTTCATGCCCAGTGGCTTCTACGATTCTTTGCGCGGCTTTAGCCGATAAAGCACAACACGACACTGTTTTATATTTGTACGCTTTTACAATCGCATTAAGCAATGTGGACTTACCTGTGCCTGCAAATCCGCAAATACACGAAAAATTACGATTCAAGGCGCTCCTGACCGCCGCACGTTGTTCCTCAGTAAAAGTGAAGCCAAGGTCATGTTCTGCTTCGCCAACAGCGTCTTCTGCATCAAGATTCCAATCATCGCTGTATGAATCGATTTCCTTCAAAATGTCATAAATGCCTGTCTCCAACTCAAAATACCGCTTCAACCCAACTTTGGCACCATCAAAATGAAGGAGCATTTCACTCTGCCGTTCTTGAGATATTAACCTGCAATATGCATCCTTGCATTCCGGGATATTATCTTTTGCAGCTTGTTCGAGCACATCAACTGTGACCCAAGTATTACCATCTGTTTCAGCTGATTCATTCAGGAACCATTTAACGAACGCTATCGCACGCTTAGGCGAATCAATGATTTGTGGATTCAATTTGAGCGCAAGACCATCGACACGCTTAAAGCCAAGCCCTCTGATGCGTGTCATGATATACGGATTATCCAGCAATTGCGCTTTGAGAAGCGATGGATTAGGCTCTCCGGACAATAGCTTTTGAATCATCTTATAACTGACCCCAAGTGGCTGAAGAAGAGAAAGAATATCGGAAATCACATAATTGCTGAGCACCATATCCTTGATACGCTCATATGTTGCGTATCCTATTCCCTTGACGTTCTGCAAATCCACATTATCCGTTCCCTCTATAATTTCATTTACAATATTGGGATAAGCAGAGATAAGAGCATTTGCCTGACTATTAGTCAGTAATGCATGTAAAAACTTTTCCTGTTCTTCCCTCGTAGATGGCCGCTTTGAAATCACCACGTACGGTTTATACTGATAAGATTTATATTTCTTATTGAATACCAATTCCGCTTCAACGTCATACTCCTGGCCGACTGTTAACTGCTGCATATTGCCAACTAGAATTGACCATTTTGTTTTTTGGGTTGCTTCTTCATCGTCAAAAGGCGAAACCTCGCGCTCGTCAAATTTTGGAATATCATCAGTTGTTGAAAAAACATATACTCCAAAGTCATTGCCATAGTATCGCTGTATCTGAGGGACAATTGTAAATTTTAATCTTTCAGAAATACTTGCTACTCCTTTCCGACACTAAATGTCTGATATTTTTCTATCTTTTAACCACTGTGTATATGGCTTAATTGCTTTTACTGCCGTAAGCTTTTCATCGCCTCCTTTTTTGCACAGCATTGCCACTTGAGCACCTCTGTTGATAATATCTTCATTCTGTTTGAATTGTGTATGCCAGCAAACAACCTCCATTAAACCAAACACAGAGTACATATTCAAAAAAGCGAACTGTTTTCCTGTTCGGTCCTTCTTCTTTTGAACATTGGCAATGATACCTACGATTGTTACATTGGTATCAGGGGCAGCTTCATCATAATCCACATTGATGTACTGATATGCGTATTCGAATGGATTGACGCCAAGGAAAATGGACAACGCCTCAAATTCCCAAAACGCTTCGTTCTGCATATACTTTTCTTCAAACTCATGCATCTCTTTCATGCGTCTTTGTTCCTGATAGGTATAAAATTCAATGCGTTTTCTGCTGTTAAGCAAAGCCAGGCGTTCTTCCTTGCCTTTAATCACCGAACAATCAATTCCATATTTATTGAGCATGACTTTATGCGTGTAAATGGTTTTTACCGGTGTGTATTCTTTCTGCTCAAAAAGTGATTGCGCATAACGCTCCAACAACTCACGTTTGTCTTTGCATGGTAACGCGCCGGCTTTTATGAGCGATACCACCACCGCAGTGGACGGAGAAACACGCGTGATAAAATCTTCAAGCCCCGTGAATGGCCCATTCGTTTTACGTTCTTCTAAAATTTGTGCTACAACCTTTTCCCCAACCCCTCGGATGGCCTCAAGACCAAACAGTATCTTAGAGTTATGCACCGTAAAATATCGTTCTGACCGATTGATATTGGGAGGCAATACACTAATGCCAAACGCCTTTGTGTCTATGATGTACTTATTTATTACGCCATAATCATTGCGGTTCTGGTTGAGTAACGCCTTAAAAAAGTATTCCGGGTAGTGCGCTTTCAAATACGCAGTCTTGAGCGTTAGAATGGAGTAAAGCGCAGAGTGCGATTTATTGAAAAGATATCCGCCTTTTTCTTTGAGATCATCGCTGATTTGTTTTGCAATCCCTTCAGGATATCCGTTTGCAATAATTTCTCCATACAACTTCTCAGACTCTTCTTTTACAAGTTCAATATTCTTTTTGCCGATAGCCTTTCTAAACTTGTCAGCCCCTCCGTAGCTACGGCCTCCAAATTTCCTGACAACATCCATGAGCTGTTCCTGATAAATCATACAACCATAAGTCTTTTTCAAAATCGGTTCCATGTCGGGATGGATGTAGGTTATTGCCTTTTCACCGTTTTTGCGATTGATATAGTCTTCAAGAGCACCCATGCTATCTGGACGATACAGTGCCAGCACGGCCGAAACATCTTCGAGGTTTGTCGGTTTCAACCTCAAAAGCAAATCGCGCATACCGCTGCTTTCAACCTGGAACACGCCATTTGTCCTTGCGCTTGCAAGCAATTCGTACATTGCCGTGTCATTCGCGAACTCAGGATTGTTTATACTGAGATCCCATTCTGACAGTCCAATGTCTTTCATTGCTTCTTGAACAACCGCTAGGGTTGAAACGCCAAGTACGTCGAACTTAATGATTCCGATTTCCTCAACCTTTTTCTTATCGACTTGAATGACATGTTCGCCTTTGCTTCCAAGTTTCATTGGCATATAATCTGTAATTTTTGCATCAACAATACCAACTCCGCCAGCATGTATGCTCACGTTGCGCAACCGTCCGGAAATATGAGAAGCTATTCGGAAAAGCTCATCGTATTCACTATAATCATCGAGTAGTGATTTATTATTTTCAATACACTCTTCAAACGTCTTGTACGTGAATTTTTTACTTATTCGATCGCAGACGCTATACGGAATGCCAAGTACTTTTCCTACATCTTTGATTGCCACGATAGGGGTTATATACGAATAATTAATGATTTGGCATACGTGGTCTTCTCCGTATTTTTGCGTAAGATAATCAACAATAAACTCACGATTCGAGAAATCACAATCGACGTCTGGCATACTTACACGCTCCGGATTCAAGAAGCGTTCAAAAATCAAATCATTTTCAATAGGGTCAAGCTCTGATATTCCAAGCAAAAAATTCACAATAGAGCCGCCGCCAGAACCACGGCCGTCTCCTACCGCCTGTCCATTCTCTTTCGCATATTTAATGAAGTCCCACACAATAAGGAAGTATCCATCAAACCCCATTTGGTGAATAATTCCAAGTTCATATTCAAGCCGTTTCTCCCTTATTCTTTGTGCAGCGCCGCTGAGCTTATCGAAACCTCTTCGTTCCCATCCTTTCTCCGTAAGATGTTTGAGGTAGGAAAGATTGTCTTCAAATCCATCTGGCAACGGATATGTGGGAAGTTGCGGTGCCTGAAATGGCATATCCACATTTTCTATCATATCGGCAACCTTATTGGTGCTTGCAAGGCCAAGCTTTACGTTCTCCTCTCCAATTTGAGAGGACATAACCTCATAAATCTCAGCTTCTGACTGAATGTAGCAGCCATCGTACAGTTCTGTCAGGGTTTCATCGTCGTGAGCAATTTGAACATGACGTGCTTGATAGTACAAATCATCCTTCGTCGCAGCATGACTATCCGTAGTAATAACAAACTCTGTGTTTGTTGCCTCAGCCAGTTCTAACACTTTTTGATTGTATCGGCGCTGTTCATCTGTATTATGACTTTGCATTTCAAGAAAGAAATTAGGGAATGTGCTTTTGTACTCATTGATATACTTAACACACTGGCCATAGTCTGATTCTCTGGCGAGTTTTGATGCCAAACACGCAGACAAAATAATAAGATCATCCGCATATGGTCTTAAATGCGCTAAATCGATTCGCGGTTTAAAATAGAATCCTTCAAAGTTGCTTTGTGTGACAATTTCATTGAGAGCCACTCTACCGCGCTCATTTTTAGCAAGCGCCACAAGATGAAAGTATTTACTATTGCTGTCTTTCACTGACATATCAAAACATTCATACAGCTCAACACCATAAATCATCTTGATCTCAGGATAATTCTTTTTAGTTCATCAAAATAAATCCAGCTATATGCATTGCCGTGTTCGGTTATTGCAAATGCATTAAGTCCTACCGACTTTGCTCGTTCGAGATATTCTTGCGGATGTCCGTATCCGTCAAGCACAGAAAATTCAGAATGATTGTGAAGCGAACTGTACATCACAACACCTCATATTCTATGATGATAAACTGAGGTGTGGCCATGCTTCTATAAACGTTGATCGACGCGCGGCCAACGACATTAATATCAAAGCTCGCCGTTGAATCATATGGATCGTTGAGTGCCTGATAAATTGGATCCGTTTCATTGCACGAGAATTTGACAAACTCAACTCCGGTTTCCTCGTCTTTCCACTTCAGAGTATTGCTTTGCTTTCCTATAAGTGAAACCTGTTTTTTGTCAAGATGAACACCTTCAACCGCAATGTACGGCTCCTCAACCATTTGTCCCCAACATCTGGACATTCCATCAATTTTCTTGACAAGTGGAAAAGTAAGATCCTGATTGCCAATGACAAAGTCACACTTATACGACTTCAAGATTGGGCTGTCTTTCAATCTCTCATTACACGATTGAATTGCTTTGGGAATGTTTTCTTTTTTGATTTCAACCCCAAAGGCATTTTCGTGTCCCATAATGCTCTCAAAGCATCCCGTTGATTCCAAAAACAATTTCAAATTATCGATTGAACCGTTGTTGATATTTCGCCCAGAGCCACCATACAAGTTCTCATCTTCATTCCGCTTACGAAGGAGCAGACATGGCCGCGTATACTCTTCAGCGATTCGTGTTGCCGTCAGACCAGTGTATACTTCGTCAAGAAGCCCGGTCACATTGACAAAAAGAATCTTATTTTCACGCTGGTTGTACCGCTCTATAAAATCACGAATGGCATCTTGGCCGTGCTTACACGCCTTGCTTTGGCGGTTTCTTATGTTAGTAGCAAGACGAACAACTCTTTCACAAATGCTTTCCTCCGTTGCTTCTTTTTCACCGCGTTTCTTATATTTAAAGGTTTCATACTCTCCGAGCAAAGCTCTGAACATAAGTTCCTTTTCCGCCAAATTTCCTGCCCGGATCACCGCGTTAATAGCCGGCACAATGTAGAATTGAATGTCATGTATTGTAGGATCCGATTTGATTTTAAAACTGTTTTGCTCACACAACTGCTTTATAAGAGGATTTGAAATCAATGCTATACCTTTGTCCGCGATATACTTTGTTTCATAGGAACGCATATCCATCACATCAGCGATATTCCCAATGGCCGCAAGGTCAATATATTTATCTGCAAATGACGTCCACAATTCTTCATCAATCGCCTGCAAAAATTTGTATGTAATTCCCGCGCCGCTAAATTCTTTATTGGTGTATCCGCATGTCTGATTGTTTACAACAATTGCATATGGATTTTCAGTTTCAGCAATATGGTGATCAAGAATTATTACATCTATCCCTGCTTTATTTAATGCCTTACATGGTTCAATATCATTCGTACCAGCGTCAGGGACAATCACCAATCGGGCAGACTTTGGTATTTCAATATCACTTTGAAGGCCATGTTGTTTTCCGCTATGCAGGTGATATGTAATATTTATATCTTTCTTCTGATCTTTTAAATATGAAATCAGCATCGCAGCAGATGTATAACCATCAACATCGCAATCTACGACAACATGAATTTCATCGTCCAAATGACCAAGCAGACAACTAACAGCCACGTCTATGTTTTCAAGATCTTGGTATGGAATCAGGCAGTCACTTTTCAAAGAAAGGTACTCTTTTGGGTTTTCTATGCCTCTATTCTTTAATATTGTAAATTCGATATTCGTAACATCATTTCTGCTTCCAGGAATAAGCTCGTAATCCAGCTCCATGTCACCTACTTTATTCTTTTTATGCACTCTGAAATAAGCCTTTTAAATTTTTTCGGATCGTCGGTTGGACTTTCTTTTTCTTCCAAGATACCTACGGTGTCAATAACAGCATACACGTGTATCTCATCAATAAATCGCCCCGCCAATGTATCAAGCTCTTCTCGCGACACATCTTTATCAAAAAGGAACACGACATCTACACACAAACGTGTGAGCATATCAATTTGCTGTCGAGACACCCTTTTTCCGCCAGTAGCGACTGCATTGCACATGCCCATGCTCCAAAGCTGCATAACGCTTTTTTCTGCTTCCCCTACATAAACTTTATGCGCCCTTTGAATTGCATCGTATGTATGATTGAGACCATATAACACTTTTGATCGATTGGTTGGCTCAATATATAAATACTTCAGTTCTCCATCCTTTTGAGCCTTCCCAAACATCCGGCCTTTCACGCCAACCAGTGTACCGATTTCATCCCGGATTGGGATTGTTATCCGGTTTGTCTGTTCATCATATCCAACCTCAAATTTAGCCTGCGTGCCATAATCAATATTGTCCTTGAAAAACAAATCATTTACATACGGCATGTAATACGAAAGAACATTCTCACTGATTGGACGCAATGGTTTACTGTCATAATCCTTTTCAATATCACCACTAAGTTCAATAATCTCCTGTGCAATTCGTATACTGGCAGGAAGATCGGCGTCAAAATCATGGTAATAATCGATTCCAATCCACTCGCATACCATTTTTATTGATTGAAAGAAGGATTCATCTTTAAAAAATTGCACAAGAGAAAACAAGTCTGAGCCGTTGCCCACCTTTGGTATATCCCTCGTGTAATCTACGACTGAGATAAATTCGTTTTCATATACCGTAATTGCTGATTTATTATCTCCGTCCGGATTCCCGCAGGAATAGTATCCTCCTTTGTGCGTTATGTGGTGGCACCCAAGCTCTTCTAAAACTGTTTCAATTTGATTGTTCTCAAGAATATAATTCTTCAGGTCTTGAACTTCAATAAAAGCTCACCTTCACTTTCTTACAAGCTCTCCGACCTCGATCCATGTGTTCAAGTTTAAATCGACTTCAAACAAAAGATGTGGCTTTGTGCCAAACCTATTTTTATCAACATTGAAGGCATAATACCTTTTATTGGGATTTAAATCATGTCTTGCCGGTTCTCCCCAATCCGTCTCAGAAGCAACATACCCATATTTCGAAAACTTATTTGGCGGTATCTCCTTACATAACAACAATGTATGCAGCACACGCTTCAATCCCTTGCAGTTCGCGATTTGATTGGAGACAAGTTCATCCGGTTCAATATAATTGGCATCGTCAGTAAGCTGAATGGACAAATAGCCAAACATATTCAGTTGTTTGCATATTTCCGTGATCTTAGTAACGCTTACCATCATTGCCGCCCAATCTCCAACTGTCGCGATATCGTTTTTCATGGTATCATAGAAAACGTACTCAATGCCTTGCGTCATACTTGCTTTTCGTATTTCAAATTCAAGAGTTTTATCATCATAAGCCATTGAAACATCCTTGGTAAAAATCAGCCCCTGTGTTTGGTCTTCAATCCATTCAGCAATATGCATGATATCGTTATATTCAGATGACAGCTTTGATACACGCTCGATGTAATGCTCAATCGGCTCTGTGACATCACCCCAATCATCTTTTTCAGGATAAATGAATTCTCCGTTTTTGTCCTTGTAAAGACCTAAAGTGATTTCTCTTTCCTGTTTATTCAGATTGATACCATGCAACTGCTGAAATTCGGGATTGTTTATCACTGTTGTGATAAGTGCATATCGCATTTCTTCTACAGTCATCTCATTGAGCATAACCAGAACCTTTTCCTTACGCACAAGCGTGATATATGCAATGAGTTTTGCCATATATCTGCTTTTGCCCGCATTACTGAGCATACCAACCGCCATAACCGACTTCTTTTTCAGGCCGCGAAAAACATCATTCATAATTGGGAACGGAATTGGCAACCCCATATCGGGAGCTTCCATGCAATGATGCAGCGTATCCTTTATATTGCTGTTTAGTATTTCCGCACTGTCATTCGTCAAAATCACAGTATTAATCCGATCAGCTTTAGAGCGAATCATACGGTAAATATCGGACGCAGTAAACTTTTCGAACAACTTGTGCGACATGATCTTCTCAATATTAAAACCATTTCGCTGGTATTCTCGAAGCAAGGAATACTTTTTCAGTACTTCAAAATAATTTTTAAAATCATCTATAACAGCAAGCTGCATCCAGTCCGCGATTGTTTTCCAACCACGCAAAAGTTTATACTGCGCAAGACGCTCCTGATTTTCGCTCATGAATGTTACTACAACTGTTTTATTCAAAGCCTGAGAGCGTGTCTCGAATATTGTAACTGCGCACTCATAAAAGAAACGTGTGGCTTCATCGAAAAAATCATATTTGCTTTTGATATACTGACTATATTCAACGATAAGATCAGGGTTACGATAAATTGAACCAACAACCATAATTTCATTGGTAATATTCGATACCGTTTCTTCTATTTTCTCACCCCCCCCGAAATTCAAATTTCATCGAGTACATCAGCAATTGATACGTCGCCTTTGTGGCGATTGGGTTTGTTTGCACGTGGTATAATGTTTTCGTATATAACATTCGCGGACTCTTGCTGTTGTTCTCCCAGAAGGGATTGCTTTTCTTTCCATTCCAAGTAACCATCATATCTGCTCAATAGTATCGCCAAATCATAACTAATGCGTTGTATTGAATCCATACAATTGCCTTTTTGCTTGTTGTATTCATACACGCGATTAAGGTAAGCTTGCTTACGCTGCCACATATCGAGCAAATCTTCAGGAGGGCATGGTTTTTTTAATCCCTCATATTTTCCGCTGTACACACTGGCCAATTTTACATATATGTATTTAGGCATACATGACAAATCATACGTATACAACAAATAGTCTGTAAGCAATCTTTTGGGGTTATCTGAAGTATTTTTCTCCCTATTTCTGCTTCCTGTCGATCTTCGTTTTTGCGTTACACACTTTGCGATTGCTTCACGAGCATCAACGGACATCTTCTCAACAAGCGAATCCACCTCATCCGAAGGCATTCTGCCTCGTTTTCGGCTGAGAAGTCTTTCTTTTTCACATTTGGCATGTAAAAATCGTTTTGTTTTCTCGTCGTAAACGAGGTCCAGAATGTCTAACACAAGATTTATTTCTTCCCCGCAGATTCCGCATTTACGCGTAATCTTCACGACAATCACCCAATATCCTGAACGACTTTAAGGATTTGATGAAGAACCTTTACATCAGAAACCGTACGCATTGCCGTGGGCAAACCTGCGTCAGCAACGGCTTTTTTGGCTTTTTGCTTCAGTACCGGGGACAACGAATTGATCATACCTGTAATTTTGTCTCTCAGTACCTCTGCTTCATTGGTGTTTTCCTTAGGCTCATTTTCATTTTCGCTCTGTTCTACACCAATTTCCTCTGCATATTTACGCTCCTCTGTTTTGATTGCCTCGTGAATAGTGTTCTTAATGACAAATTCTCTATTTCCAGAGGTTTTATCAATCAAATCCTGATAATCGAGCAAAGACGGATCTTCGATATCGTCTCCAGCTTTATGAATGCCGGTACGATCTTTCACAACGAAAGCGCGAACCGTCGTATAATCATCTTCGTCACGATACATACGAATACAGGTTTTCGCATTGTAATCCATATTCTTAAAGCCATCAGGAATTTTACGTCCAGTAGCAACAGTGACTTCCTTACCATTGATTTCCTTTGTGATCTTTTCGTCCGTTTCTCGCGCAGTAACGATGTAGTGTTTGCCGGAACCCATCAAATCAAGAATCAATTCCTGTCCTTTAAAATTGACCGTCTGGTAATCCTTAAGTTCCATGCCCGCGCCTTCAATTTTGACGAATTTTTCGTCTCCAGTAAGGCCAGCAGCAGCAGCTTTTACCTTTGCTCTCTTTTTTGAAAACTCAACAATACTTGTTTTTGTGGTAAGATTCAAAACGCTTGCGCCGTCAACCACAATCATATCCGGTCGGAAGGGCTTCCCGTCACTGTCGAGATATACTTCGTCTGTTTCATTTCCATCATCGTCTGGAATGTAAAAATCCTCACCATTCTTGGCCCGTTCAATAAACTCCAAAACTTCTGTAATTGACTGCGTATATGCAATAAGGATATTCCGCATATCAACACCGTTCTCTGCAAGTGTAGGAAGATAATCATCTACGCTACCGCTCTCCGGGTCAAGGTACAGCACTTTGAACGGAGAGCCGTCCGGGTTCTTTAGGTATGCAGATTGCAGCGCCATTGTTGACTTTCCCGTGAACGGATTGCCAAATAGAATCATCTGAATCTTACTCTGAATTGCATTTCCACTTCTAAATCTTGCCAAATTAGTTCCTCCAATAAATTTTTGTGTTATAATATGGGATATAAGTAGCGCTAAGCAAAAGAAATAACCGCGAAGGACGTTTTGTTATGGACTTAAACAACATTAATACCATTCTCACTGGCGTGGAAAGTATTGCCGCAGTCGTTTCCGCTATTGTTGCAGTCATTTCTGCCGTTAGGGCGCACAAGTATGCAAGCATAGCCAAAAATCTAATTTACAATGAAACTTTACGTCTACATGATAATGCACATTTGCAACAAGGCCAAATTCAAAATAACTACATCACAAATGACGAGTCTAAAATACAAGAAATCGCAATAACCGAAGCGCAAAAAGTTACAGCTGGCGCAACATCAAAACTTGCATCCCATATTCCAAAAATGGAATTTGTGGGAGCGGATTTACATGTGTTAACTCCACAATATAAGTCTCATAATATTAGCAACAGCGAAAAAGACTGAACATCCTGCCGCAATTAACGAAACAGTAGCCCAAAAATCAGCTCTTTTCATATCCTCGTTTAGAAATTCAATCAAACTCTCACGGTCCAAATAATCACATTTTTTTGAACTTTTCTTCATATTGCACCTACCTTTTTAGATTACTTTATCTATCATTTATTGGCTCACCACGGCTCATCATCATCCAATTCATCGTTGCTTTCAAGACTCTTGCCCCAGTTGCCACCATTCGAATTAGAACTACCGTAATCGTCTTCAGCTTTTTTTGATGCTGCAATTTTAGCAATTGCCTTGTCAATTTTATCTTCCGAATATTCTTCAGTATCAATTGTCTGAGGATCCGCACCAGTAATCACAAACAAGCGTTGCGTAGGCGAATTTACGCGTTCCATTTTGTTTGCAGTGCCCCAAACACTGGCTTCCTCAACCTCTTCAATATCGCGTTCTACAATAATATCGCCCCAAACTTTGATGGACGAATAAGGCTTAATATTCTTGCGGAATGCAGTAGCCAATTTCGAATCATAGATGACAAACTCTGCATCTTCAATCGACTCATAATTGACAATCTTTGCAGATACCGTAAATTTCGTTTTATCTTCGTTTGGTTCGATCCCGGTAAAAACGATCACCTGAGTAAACTGTGCATTTGGAGTGTAGTCTTCTGCCTCCATGTCAATCGGTCTGCACAAACTTACCTGGGTGGGTACCAAACGAACATTATGCTTATCATTGTATGTACTAAACTCAAGATTTCCCTTTACAAAAACGCTTGCGTCATCTTTCAAGTTCGTGCCAATCTCTTCACATGCATCGAATTCGGTAAGAACTTTTTTGTCGTTGACTTCATTTCCCTTCTTATCAACAATTTTCTTGACACCAACGTTTACGCCAATCATTCGATAGCCTTCTTTATCGAAAGTATACCGATCTTTCCATGCCACTTCCTGTGTGTCCTTTGTAATCCCTTTTGCCTTGTCTTCCCGGCGAGAATAATACACGGACTTACGTTCCATACCATTAAGGTATGTATATACAGAGCTGCCATCTTTGTCGATTTTCACTCCAAAATTAACTGATCGGAATGGTTTCTTGGTGCTCTGTGTAAGCTTATCCTCATAGAAACTATCCTTGTCGGTCCCAGTCACAAGACCAGAAACACTAAACGAACCACGAGTCTGTACCAAATCAATCAAACGAGTTTTTTCTTTTCTGCCAAGTTGAATCTCCTTTAATAAATTAATTATTTTATGTCAATCATAATCGGCATCGAAATTGATGCTGGTCATGTTCAACAGCTTATACCTATCACAAATTTCAGTTTGATGCATAAGACCTTCTTGTGTCGTCGGATAAAAGTAAAACGTTTTTCCGCCTCGATTCACAGGAACTTTAAACCCAATCAGCTTTCCACATTTTTCGCAAATCAAATTGTCTCCATTCCACTTAGCGTGCTTCCAGCAAACATTATTGAAAATATGTAGCAATATCCAAAACCACCTTGTCACTCTTCGTCCTCCTCTTGTTCCAAACAAATCGTAGTAATCCATTCGCTTTTGCATGAAGGACACAGATTCCAGACTTCATATGGCGGTGAATCGAGGCCGTGACCGTCTATAAATACGGCTGGTTCATCAAATTCGAATCCGCATTTCTCACATTTAAACACTATGCCATAATATGTCGAAACACACGAAACGGATCATAGACATCGCTGGAATATACAAGTTGACAATGATAATCCTCTTCAAACTTTTTTGCATCTTCATTAAGTTTCTTCAAACGAATCTCTTTTTCATTCTTCAACTTCTGTCGTGCCATGTCTTTCTCATAGCATACCTGAACATGTTCTTGGTACGCTGCATAGTCACCCTCAATTTTCTCATGGCAATACGGACACTCAAAAATCGGCTTCTTCATTTCAAATTTCATTAAACGATTCTCCTCTGTTATGTATTTTGATTTACTGTTAATATTACTTCTATGACATATAAAACTGCTAGACGGCATCACCTTCTGCAAGCGGAGGAATTGTACATTCTTCCGTAAGATATGTAATTAGCTCATCGGTACATTCCGGACAAAGATCTACACTTAATTCATCGCCATCATGCACACTGCCATATCCCAACTGTTGGTGATAAGAAAAACTATATGTGTTTGCATCAATCTCCTTTCCACAACGATTACAAATTACTTTAATAGCCATCTTCTTCCCTCTGATCGTGTAAATTCTTGTTTATTTTTATAATTAACTGTGGTATACTGTTTTTAAAACAACCACAGATTTAAAAGGAGTGTAAATTATGCCTCGTGGAGTCAAAAAAGAAGTCACTTATACCGGAAAGGCTGCAAAGATCAATGAAAAAATCCTGAAGCTCGAAGCCGATTTAAAGGCAGCAAAAGAAGAGTTAAAAGCAGCCTATAAAGAACAGCTCAAGGAGGAAAAACGCGCCGCCAAAGAAGCTGAAAAGGAAAAAAGAGAGAACCTTATTAAAGCCCTCGAAGAAAGCGGAAAATCTACAGAGGAAATCTTGGAATTCCTCAAAGGCTAAAAACTAGTATTTTACGGTCGGCTTTGCCGGCCGTTTTTTTCTTTTGTCAAACAGCTATGCTTTCACCGATTTTCCTCCACACACACATTTTCGGCCTTTCCTACCAGAATGAGCGAATACACACCAACCACAGGCGCAAGCGGAATCTTTGCATGACAGACAGTCGCCATCATGGCAAGCACACTATCATCAACTTCGGCGCTATCATGAATGACAATAGCATCCGCTTCGCCCCGGCGCGTTTTCACACGCACGCGCTGCCCCTTTTTCAAATCCACAGGTGTTTCAAAAAGATATCCACTGCAACTAAAGTCACCTTCATGCCGTACAAGTACAACGTTCGTCATTTCTTTATCTCCTAAATTCATAATAGTCTCTAAAATATGTCCATTCCTCGCAAACGAACCACCGATGCCACCAGCGTTTGAGGCGGCCGCATGCGCGCCGCTTGCAGTACCGGCAAATACCGTTCTCCCTATGGTTCGGAATTGCTTTCATGGTCTGCCTCCTCTGCTGGCTGCTGAAGCCATTTGTATGCATCTTGAATACTCAAAAAATCCGGTATTTTTATAAAACATTCTCGCCTAAATTTTACAGCGCTCAATAAAACCGAAATCTCCTTATCATCCATCGCACGGATGCGGTCGGCGTTGGTGATAATCTCCGGGTCGGTTTCAACACCGTATGTACTTCTTAAAGCAGCACAACCCGAACCACGATGGCGCAATGCCTTTTCTCCGTCCGAATCGGTATATTTTACATTCTGCAGCACCACCAGCCGCCCCTCTTTCTCCGCCTGCGCCAGCTCGCGGAGGCGGTTAGTAGAAATTTCCTTGATGATTCCCAACCGCTGAGCGTTTTCAGTTCGCAAGGTCATGCCGCGCCCGTATGAATCTAAAATGCGCTCGATTTCCTCCGGATCCAGCCCGGTTTCCTCGTAGGCAGCGAGGCGGTCAAACGCCTTTGCAATAGGGCAGTCAGTACAACCCTTTTCGCCTTGATTCCGACACACTTCTCTACACTCTAAATTGTCTGCGCCTTTTACCTGCCAGCAATGTTTATTGCCGACACAAAAATCATAAGTCAATCTCTCCATATCAATCCTCCTACCATCTGCGACCATCAACAGGTTCAAATCGATGCTGGTCGAGCCAATAATGCGGGCATTCTCGGAATCCGTACAAATACGCCAGATAATCTTTTCCTACATTCGCATTCCCGCAGCCAATGCCTCCGCCATACAGGCATGTGGAGCAATTCCGCGGCACTTTTTTAAACTCATGTACTTCTATTTCTCGCATTGTGAACCCTCCCGGTGCTTGCCGCACATGGGGCAGAACTTTGGCTCATAAATACCGACAGTGTGCCACTGATTGCCGCTCAATTCCTCAAACATAATAGCCATAGGCTTTCCGTTACCTGACCTGATCATAATGCGTTTTTTCTGTTCAGATTCCCCAACGTAATGATACGAAAGGTCGCATCCTTCAAGGTCTGGTTCAAGCGTAGCGTCAAAACAGAATCGGCATCCCTTGCTTCGTTCCTCACGCTCTTGGAGGGCGGAGATAGCAACATCACATGCTTCCTTTGCTTCGGTCCCCACCATCATCTTCAAGCCCGTGAATATGGCAATCGCTTTTTGGTCAGTCATTGTCATTCCCTCCGTCCATCTTGGCTCCGCACACCGGGCAAAAATTCCAAACGCTCTCGGCGTATTCTTTTTCGGTTAGACAACCGCCACAAATCGAACATCTAACGGCAATTTTACAATCCAAAAATTTGAAACATCCAGAATCATCCCACCGCCCATGCACCACCGGAGTGGCGTCAACGGCGGGCATACCTGCCAAAATACTTTCTAAAATATATACATCTACTATTCCCTCTTGAAATTCCACATTGTGCTCTGCCGCTTCCAGCAGCGCCTTTCGGCTTATCAAATCGTCCATTATGCTTCCTTCTCCTCAAAACATTTTTGCCACTCAGATGAGGTGTTGATCCTCACATATCAATAGATGTAATCTGCTTTCAAATCAGCTCCACAGGCCGCTGTGGATAACCGAGCATGTTACCGTAGATTTAATTACGGCATAAAAATTGTGCAAGCGGTAGGATTTGAACCTACTACATACCTCCTGGTGCGGTGCTCTACCAACTGAGCTACGCTTGCATGAGCCTACTGTTCATGACCAGCAGGTTCAAATGTATGATTGGTCAGCAGAGGACGAAATACAAAGCCGACCTGCCACTATATGGCAAAATATAATTGCATAGATACTTTCGTTCTGCAAGTAGCGCAGTGATTTCACTATGCAAGGTTCGCTCAAGTGCCCTGTGTAAATAGGCATCCGATGTAAACACCAGAAGCTTGAACTTCCAGGCTGCAAGTTTGACCGAGGACATGCCTCTTGGGTACTTCCCCCATTTCAGATGCCACGTTCGCATCTTCTAGGACAATATCGGTGTGTCCGTACAGCAGATGTTCCAAATCCACCGCACCGCAAATGTAACCTTGTGCACCGCCACAAGGGGATGGTGCGCCCTACGAGAGTCGAACTCGTCACTCATGGCTTATGAGGCCAGCGCTCTAACCAATTGAGCTAATGGCACATGAGGCGTTCAAGCATAAAGCTTGAACGCTTAAGTATTAACTGATAATTAGATTGTGTTGTAGAAAAGGCACTTTCGTGCCTTTCCCCTTGCCTGTCATCTGTACATTTTCTTCCAAACAAGATATTCGTGAGCGACATGCGTTCTTTTGGCTTTTACCATATACTGCGGGAACAAATTCGTAAGGAAGCGTTCTTCCTTATCGGAGCCTTTACTTGACTCAATGTCAAATTTCTGTTCAAACAGCGATGATTTCTGCACAGTGTCAAACGACATATTTTGTATCTTCATTTCCAAACCATCGTGTCCGACCGCCTTATCCAAAAGCAAATAAGACGCATTGCGTATCGAAAGGGTCGTTTGATGCTCCGCTCCAGTATACTTAAGCGCAGGAAACAAATACTCGCGGTTTGCTATCTCAAGGAATTCATTTCTGCCCACATCGAAGCTGTTGATCTCTGAATATTTCTTTACGGCACTCATGATCTCATACCGTATATAGTGAGCTCCAATCTTCTGGTGCTGGAAATCAATTTCTTCCATTCGAATGCCGGCAACTTTCTGATGCGGTATCCCACACCAGAGCAATCCCCAGAACACATAGGAACGCAGCCCTATATGCGTATTCAAATCAAACCTGTTTTTTAGTGCTTCGTTGAATTCGCCAAAAGATGAAAACAGGATTTTTACATATTGCTCAATTGCATATTCGATCGTCTCTTTCGGCGTGGGGAAATCAAATAGAACATCCGTTTGCGAGATGCCGCAGCGTGAACACTTCTTTTCCGTAATTTGCTTGATCTTGCTCAACCGCGTCGCTATGCTGGAGCGTGAGAAAATACGAGCGTTTACCAACTGGATATACTGCTCTTTTGTAAACCGCTCAAGCGGCACCTGGTTTCTTTTCTCCGCCTCACGGATGTCATTTAATATCGTCGCTATCGGCGATTTCGTCGTATCTCCTTCGTACTCGCCAAGGATCTCATCGTAAATATCCATACTGGCCTCCTCATCTCAATATGTACATTGTACGATTTTTGCATTGGCTTTTCAATAGTTTGCTACGGCGAGATACTCACTACTCTCTTCAATACCAGTTCCTATGGCCAGTGCAAGTAATGGTTCCTGCATTACCTTTGCTATCGCAACCTGCTGCAGCAAACACGGTTCAAGCTCTCCGATATAGGATAACATCTGCTCTTTTGACACGATCATCGGATTTTCCACAATGATCGTTGATTCCCGTGACAAACCATTTAAATCATTCGGTTCTACATTTACGTGGGATGGGGACCGCCTGTTTGTACGCTTTGTTGTAAGTGGATATACCTGATACTGCGATGAATACGCTGAGTATTTGTTATTTGATGTAACAAGCACCGGCCGTACTCCACAATATATTGTGGACCCTGTACAGGCATCTTCACTTCCAAGATCACAATACCAAAGCTCTCCCCAGCGAGGAGCGGCGTTTTTGCTTTGCATCAATTGCCTTCTTTCTTTTTAGTATGTAGCCGCTCGCCCCTATGACTATAGTATAATCGCAATCTATTGTTTTGTCAATACTTATTTGGGAGTTTTTTTTGCTATTTTCTTTTGTGGATATATATATCCTCCGAAGTGGTAACAATTCGAATCCAGTCGTCCTCAAGTTCTTCGATGCTCACAATGGATCTCTCATTGATGGAAACTGTACTTCGATTCGCCGTTCTCTTACTCCCGCCGGGCGATAACAACAGAGTTCTATTCGGATTCTGTGTGAGCCGCGCATATTTGCACTTCAGTGTCGCTTCCCAAACATACTTCTTCGGATCACGGCCTGACCAAACAGAAAAATCCGTACCATCAAGCATATCAGCCAAAATATCTGAACTGATACAATTCGCCTTTTCCTGCCTGCACACAGCTGTTTCTTTCATCGACTATCCCCCCATACAAACCATACAAATATGAAACTCAAATGTCGTTGTCTTTACATGAATCCACTGGTCATCGACGGTGATGCATTTGATTTCACTTTCACGGATGGACACGGCGCTTTTGCTGCTCATGTCCACCCAATAGTAAAGCCGCTTAGGTGACAGCAACAGCAGCCTGTCCGGTTTTTGAGTGAGCATCGCGTATTTACATTCCAACTTGACCTCCCAGCCGCAATCTCCATCCGCAATACCTCCAGCTACAATGTTAAACTTCTTTCTATCCAGCATTGATACCAGCGTATCCACGTCTACATGTCTCAAGCAAATTTCACACCCTTCCAAATTGTCCTTGATATCGGACATATTATATTGTATAATTCCTTTTACAACTATAAGTTGTTATTTAAGCATTTAACAACCAATGGTTGTTTATTTGATGTTTTAATGATACTCCCTCTTCAAATAGTTTGCAATACATGGAGGTGCCATCTAAATGGCATTGACAACATTCGGAGCCAAGCTACGCAAATGGCGCGACGAAAACGAACTGACGCGGCGAGAATTATCTGAAATGATTTATTTTTCTGAAAATGCGATTCGTGGATGGGAGACAGGCGGTACGCCGCCGTCATATGACGCCATGATCGCCGTTGCCGACTGTATGGGGGTTTCGCTCGACTGGCTGACCGGACGGTCTGATGTCTGGAAAACATCTGAACAGCTCCTTCATGAAATTTACAACAAGCCTTTATGATATTTCACTCAACCTTTCAACAGACTCTTCCAGCAAATCAATGGTATCCTGCAGCGTATCCGAAGCAACTTCACTTGTCTCGTGGCGTTCACTGCCAACCAAATTTTCAGGCATACTTTCACGAGCTTCGTCTTCCTCATCACGAATCGTTTCAATTTCTGCTATGATGTTTGAAATCGAATCAGACACCCTCTGAATCTGTGTACGTCTTACTTTATTCAATATTCGAGCCTCCATTCATTGCTCTTTCAATGTATACTGTTTTCATAACCACTAAAAATCTTTACCAGGAAATTTTATACGCAAATCATATTCGTCTACTGGCAAGCCTTCTTTCGCCATCAACCGGCGGATGCACTTTCGTGCTTCTAAAAATACATTCGTACCATTTTCATGCGCGGTAAGACGGTGGGGCACACCGTCTTCATTAAATACATCGTATTTTGCCATAAGCTCAAATTGCTTCTGGCGTGATCTCTGTGTACAGCCTCTTGTTAAAGCTGCGTATTCTGCGTCCCGTTTGTCACGTACTGCTTTTGCCTTTATGTTGTCGCTGACGGTATATACCCCAAGCCCTAAAAGCGTCAGCAGACCTAAAGGTCCAAACGGCACTAAGTGGATCCCCCCTGTACCGAAAAACTTTCCGGGTCTGTTCTGACCGTTGATTTAAGGACGCAGTTTATGTATGATACGATGTATAAAGCTGCCGCCTTATTAAGTGGCTTTCCGGTATTGGCATAAAGTTCAAGCTGTTGATTTGCCGCAGCTAATTTCACGTAGTTAACCTCCATAGCACTCCTCCAATTTAATTTGAATTCTGTATGACCTTATTGCGGACATACAGCAGCATTAGGATAAACACAAAAAACTCCGTAACATTCATCGCAACACCTCTTCATATTTTATATTCCAGCCATATCCTCCCGGCACTGATCATAATATTTACATAGCAAACAGCAACTTTTACACTTTTTATTACCGCGCAGCCAATACATTAACCGTTTCAGCATGTTGATCGCCTCCTATCTAAAAGGCTATCACATTATATGTCCAATAAAGTCACCTATTTCTTTGCTACCACCGAAGCGAAATTTGCAAGCAATGGGCAAATCACTCTAACAACCAGTTTACTGCATCTTCAAATGTATCGAACTCCTCAGTAAATGCATACCCGTCTCGATTGTCTACAGCCACGATTTTGTCTCCATCTTCAACATAAAACAGACCGCGCGGCCCCCACTCTCCCTCACGCCCGTGCGATAACATATTTGCAAATTCCAACACGGACAACTTGGCGACATTGACGCCAGCCTCTTCTGCACAAAATGACAACTCGTCACATTCGTCCATGTCGGGAAGTTCCCTTCCCTGTTTTATGTATCGGTCATAGGCAATTTTCTCCGCCTCATCAGCGCTATCAGCTTCGATCAAAACATGTCCACAAAGATTTCTTGTTACGCCTACATCATACAACATCACTTTTCATCCTCCGGAATTTTAAAATATCCTTCTTCTTCGGCTGCATCCAACATTGAATCTAACAACCCTATGATCCCTTCAATTACATCTGTGGGAATTAATGTATTACTAAAACAGCAGGAAAGAACAGCCTTTCTCTGTTCGTACAACAGCTCGAAATCAATATTGCGGACCAAAATATCACCAGTCACTCTTCGTCCTCCACCTCGATAATAAGCACCGGTTGCTTTGTTTTGAAAACACTATCGGTTTCTTCCATATCTGCAAATATATATTTTACACGTCTGTCCATGACTCTTTCATATTCATCAAGTCCTGAATACAATTCAGACAGACAAACTCTGAACTCATAATCGTTTTTCTCATAATCATACTGCTGAATGATCGCTTTGCACTGAATCTCATCTACTTCATTGGATAACTGTCGAACTGTCAT